TACTGACAAGAACTTGCCCGCTTGTGCCTAAACCTGACACGTTTTGCAATGCACTTGTGCTAGTAGTTCCGCCAGTTAAAACAGAATATGCCGTAAAGCTTGCATCACCAGTACCACCTTGTGGAACAGTAACAGGATTACTTGTGTTCGTTGCATTATTTGTTGCCATAAAGCCTTAAACCACTGTTATGTTTCTTTCTTCTTCCGCATGACATTTCGGGCAAAGTGTTATCAGATTATCAAGATCATAAGCTTTTGAACTGTCAATCCTTAATGGTATAATGTGATGAATATGCAACTTTTTATTGTATGCCAGACATTTCTTGCATTTATATCCATCACGTTCCAAAACTTTTAGTCTACATTTTTTGGCTTTTGTGCTCTTGTAGTTTTTTCTTACCTCTAGAGCTCTTAAATCACCTTTACCATCTATATAATTATGAGGTTTATGACCCTTAAGAAATCCATTATCAGGTCGGTGACCTTTTTTATATCTACCGGTATTTTCTTTTCCTGTAGCAGGTTGAAATCTCAGATTATGGCATTTCTTACATCTATGTCTACGCCAATTTTCAATTTTATGAAATTCTGTTATTTCTTTTTCTATATCACAATCAATACATTTCCTCATGATAACCTCATTTTGTTATCATGATTTTACTTAACAGTAATATTACCTTCCACAACTAAACTACGGTCACATTTCCAATCGATCCATACACCTGCCAGACTGAAGATGAACCACCAGTTACGCATACTAATTGCAAGGAATCTCTTATGGCAGTAGATGCAAGTGATCCACCTGTTCCGGCTGTTGTAGAGCTAGTGCCGAAGAAGATTTGTTGCGAAGCATTCTGAGCTATCTTCCAGCCTAGAGCAATGTTAATACCAGTCACATTGAATAAGTCACCAGCGGTAGATGATGCAGGTAAAGTAAGAGTTAGCAATGTGCCCTTATTACAGATATATCCATGACTTGCAACAACAGATTGATCCGCAGTAATCACCGACCAAGTTAGGCCACCTGCTGCTGGAGCAGCACTTGTCCAATTCGTTCCGTCACTTGTCATGACATTGCCGGATGTTGAAGGCACTGCATAGGTTTCTGTTGAAGCAACCCAATTCGTTCCATCGGACACGATAATTTTACGTGTTGTCGCGCTCGCATTGGGGAACGTTGGGGTCGAAGCAACCCAATTCGTTCCGTCCGCCACTAAGACCTTTGATGTGCCTGTGGCGACTGAGGGGTATGTTGCGGTCGAAAAACTTGGCGCTGCTGAGGCATTGGATTGTAATACGTTACCTGTTGTGCCTGGCCCTGCTAGAATAGAAGGCACTCCAGTATTGCTAGTAACAAGCATACCGTTATTTGCAGTTGCTAGGCCACCTACTACGCTTGTTGCAGAGGAGTATAGTATCTGACTGACAGTAGTAGTAGCCGGATATGTTGCAGTTGTAGCTACCCAGTTAGTTCCGTCAGCACGAAGGATTGTTCCAGTACCTGTTGCTATTGCTGGATAGGTTGCTGTTGAATAAGCTGGATCTGCTGAAGCACCACCTGACTGGAGCACTTGTCCTGCTGAACCGGCTGCTGTTGCAACTATGGCACTTGTAGCTTGACCAATGACTACGCCATGGTTAGTGAGGGTAGTTGCAGAAGGAGGTCCAGAGACGTTGATTGTAGCAGTTCCTCCAAGAGATACTGGAGAACCTGACACTGATACGTTAGTGCCGTTAGAAAGCGTAATTTGGCCAGATCCTGGAAGGGCTCCAGCTGGGATTGCTCCAAAAGAGGGATCTCCACCTGTGTTTCCATTTAGAACTTGATTAGTTAAACCTGCTGTAAGAGAAGTAATGCCATTACCTGTTGAACCAATAAGAACAGCATGATTAGTAACGGGCAATCCGGAAAAAGTGGAAATACCGTTAAAACGCATTATGCCGGCAGTAGTAAGATTTAAGCTATTGGCTGGTATTCCCATATTTACGTAAGTCCTTTACATTAAGAGCCATGTAGCATCTGCTTCGAGGGCCCACCAAGTTGATGAAGCTTCTCGGTAAACTAATATTAAATTATCTCCAAGGGCTGTACTTGTGGCTGTGCCACCAACCGAAGAAGATTCAGCACCGATCGCAATAAACTGTGTCGCATCTGCTTGAACTATTACAGAACCTGCTGTATCACAGATAATGCTCACTGTCTGGCCTTGGGTTGCACCACCTGGCAAAGTCACAGTTAAAGCCGCAGTACAAAAGTACCCTTCATTGACTGTTGCTGAAAAATCGGCTGCTTCATCGGTCCAGTTCATGATTCCGGATGTAGCTACTATGGTAACAGTATTTCCAGAACCAGAAGTACTAACTGCACCAGAACCAAAAATATTCAAGGTGCTTAATGATGAAACCGCAGTACCTGAATTCGTGACAAAGTTGATTGGTACGTTTACCGGCACATTTCCTGTTACTGCTATTGAATAGCCTGACATGAATCAACTCGCGTAGAAGGTTGATAAGTACACTGATCCCGTAGATGCAACGCCTCTAGCATAAAACTGCGTCTTTGCTACCGTCGCAAGGATAGCATTGGACACAGCGTTAGCTGTTTCATCCAAGGCAAAACCTGCTCCAGGCAAAAGAACAACATGGTCATCTACTCCATTCCAAGAAATAAATACGTTTACGCCAGTGTTGTTGACGAAGAGGAGTACTCTTGATGGATTGGTAATTGGCGATGCCACAAGACTTGCATTTAGAAAAGGCATGTAGGAGCCTGTGAATGAAGCACTATTTATGCTTCTCATTGGCTCTGGTAGTAATCGATCGCTGTAATCAGGCATATAATTTCCCTTAAAAAAGGGGGATTTCTCCCCCTATTATTAATTTTGTCTTACGATGAAATAAGCATATGTAGATACATCGCCCGTTTGCGTCGAACCAGGCGTGCCCACAATCAGTGATGTGACAGTAAAGCTTGTCGCATTGATGATTGTGTATGATAACTCACCAAGTGTTGTAGATGCCGCTACACCAATTCTCTGTAGGAATATCCTATCAGCAGTTGCAATGTTTGTATTAGCGATTGTCTGAGTACCAGCAGTTAGAACACCTGTACCGATAAAGTCAGTTACTGCACCGCCATTCAATTGGAGCTGAGTAGCTACGTTACCTAGGATTAGGTTACCGTTTACAGTTGCACCACCTGAACCTGTGTTCAAGACAAGGGCTGTTGCGCCTGTTATGTTACCAATTGTGATTGTTCTAGCCGCAGCACCTGTACCAATGTTAATTGCTTGAGCAACAGCATTGTTACCAACGTTAATCGCAGCTGCTGAGCTATTAAGGCTTAGAGCACCAACTGCATCAACTGTTACAGCCGCACCACCTGATACTGCAATAGCACCTGATAGAGCATTACCAATTGTTACTGTTCCTGTGGATGTACCTGAGTTAATCGCTGTGTTAGAGTTTTGGCTAGCGTTGATACTTGCTACGCCTAAGATATTCACTGTTGTTGCGCCATCAGCGTTACCAACTGTCATCGTCTTAGTACCAGTACCAGTCAGAACGTTCAGGGCCATTGTACCAGCAGCTCTATTGCCAGTAGCAATTGCTGTGGTATGTGTACCTGAAGTTACAGCACCTGTAGCGATGTTAGTAAGCACTTGGCCTAGGGTTACACCACCTGAGTTAACATTGACTGTTTTTACACTGTTTGCGTTGGTTGTAGCACCGCCTGTACCTAAGTTCAAAGTATCAGTTACAGCAGCTACAACAATTGTTCCACCGGAAACTGTAGTTGTACGCGAAGCAGCAGGAGCAATATTGCAAAGATCTGCAGTAGTTACACGAGTATTATTACCGATTGCAAGGACACCCGCACCCGCAGTACCAATACCTGACATGATGTTTACTGTTGTATTACCAACAGACGCACCGTTTGAAATACTGACCGTTTGAGTAGAAGTGTTTATGCCATTGCCAATTAGGATGGTATTTCCATCGATACCATTACCGATATTAATAGCTTTTGTACCATTGCCAGTAGCTGCGTTCAGAGTGATAGTTCCAGAAGCGGCATTGCCTGATAGAATGTTGACAGTTGAATCACCAGCAGAGGCACCAGCTGCAATATTGACTACTTGCGCACCAGTATTGACAGCGTTACCAATGTTGATAGTCTGACCAGAAGCTGAAGTACTACGACCTAGAGTGATTGTTCCAGTTCCGACAGCGCCACCTAGAGTAATGGTACCAGAGGTCATCGCATTACCGATTGTCACTGAACCTGTAGTTTGTGTGTTGCCTATTACGATGGTGTTGGCTCCAGAGCCTCCAACTGTGATTACACGGGCAGTTGTACCGATTGCCAGGTTAACTGCGGCTGCATCATTATCGGAACCAAGGCCTAAAGTTGTGCCAGCAGTTTTGATATTGGCTGATGCATTGAATGTCGCAAGACCTGAAAAAGTTGTAGCTCCTGCAATTGAAAGCGCGTCATCTAAAACAACTGCGCCTGTCACATCTAAAGTGCCAGGAAGATCAAGACTATTTGACCAGATTGGATCAGCAGCAGATTGTCCGATTAAAACCTGGTTAGTTGAACCTACAGCAGTTGGAGTCACTACACCAGTTCCAGAACCAAGCATGATACCATGGTCTGTGATAGTTGTAAGACCGGTTCCCCCTTCAGAAACATCAAGTGCGGTGGAGAAAACAAGAGTTGTAGCAGTAAGAGTAGTGAATGTACCAGCACCTGGAGTAGTCGTTCCAATATCGCCCGGAGCGGCCATAATTGAAGGCAGGTTTGATGGTACTAGAGCAAGATTAGTAGCAACTTGTGCAGCGGCTTCGCCATTGGTAGCAATTTCGATCAATCCAGGAACAGTAGTAGAGGCTAAAACTCCCCCAGAGAGCGCCACTTGGCTAAGACCATAAGGTGTTACAGCTATTTCTCTATAGTTAGCTGGATTTGGTGTAACTGTTTCTGCGGCAGTTGCAAAACGGGTAATTCCAACGGTTTGTTCACTCGCTGGAACTGCACCAAGATAGGAAAGTGGTGAAGACATTATTTTAAATCCTCGTTTAAGGTAATTTTAAAACTTGAGTGTAGGATTAACAATCTTTATGTTATAACAACTATTTCTTTGGCTAAAGTCCCTGTATCTGGAGTTTTATGCAATGTGCTGAATGTAAAAATGATATGAATGATAAAAAAGATAAAAATCTTAGATTTTGCAGTAATATTTGCAAAAATCGGGCTATCAGTCGTTTAAAAAGAGGCGATCATAGACGTGTTTATATGATCTGTAGAAACTGTGGAGAAAGATATATAGTGAAAATGTCACAGAAGAATAAGACTAAATATTGCTCTAGAAAGTGTCAGGGAGTGATTTTAGGTAAAGGAAATAAAAAATGTTGAGATAAAATAATTATATAAGCTATAAAATTTCAGTTTCCTAATATAGAGGCATAAAATTGGGCACATTCATAGATTTAACTGGTAAAATTTTCGGAAAATTAACTGTTTTAGAGAGATGTGGATATACAGGAAAAAACCATATAACTTGGCAATGCCAATGTGAATGTGGAAATAAAAAAATTATATGTGGTACAGAACTAAGATCTGGAGACACTAAAAGTTGTGGTTGCTTGCTTTATAAAAAAACTTCAATAGAAGAAAAAGATAATCATACTATAAAAGTTCTTAAAGAAAATGTTAAAAAAAACGAAAAAACTGGATGTTTTGAATGGAATATGGGATTAAATCATAATGGATATGGATCAGTAAATTATCGAGGTAAGACAAAACTTGCACATAGAGTAAATTGGATACTAAATAAAGGAGAAATTCCAAAAGGAATGCATGTTTTGCATAAATGTGATAATCCTCGTTGCATATGTCTAGACCATCTCTTTTTGGGAAGTCATGCCGATAATATGCATGATATGGCTAAAAAACAAAGACATGGTAAAAATAATCATAAAGGTCAAAATCACTACAGAACAAAATTTACTGATGAACAGATCTATGATATTAGGAAAAAGTATAAAGAAGGTATAAAACCATATGAAATAGCTAAACTTTATAATAGTAGTTATTATTCTATATATTTCGTTGTAACTAGACGTTCATGGAAACACCTAGATGACAAAAAATAAAAAAATTAATCAAATTACAGAAAATGAACTCAATCTCATAATTATATATGATAGACATTCACGCTATTCCCAAACATGGCTCATGAAAGAATTTCAAGTATCTAGAAAAACTCTAAAACATATAATTTCTCTTCAACAGACTACTGGTAAGCCTAATCCTAAATTATATGAAGAATTTTCCTCTCTAGAAGCATGGCAGCAATATGTTCTATCTTTTTGTGAAGGATAATATTTATTGACTTAAACGCTTTCTTAGATAAGAATGATATAATAACGTGTAGGTTGCAATGGACTTGTATCAACTGCCTGTTATCTTAATCGGTATATATCTTATAAACTATATAACAAATTATAAGAATGAAGTTGATATCTTGAAAAAGAAACAAGCAGATTTGCGAAAAGAGTATGAATTATATCTTGAAAAGAAATTTTATCACGAATATATGAAGAGGAAGTGATGTTAATTGTTATAGGTTTTACCATTATCGTTTTTGTGATTTTGTCTCTTGAATGAAATCTTCAGCATTCAAATCTTTGATTTCATCATATAATTCAGGAGATTCATCTCTTGATAATTCCTTAAACTCCTCAAATAGTTTATTTGCAATTGGAAGTTGATTATTATTCAAAGCTCTGACAGTTTTTGCACCCAAATTTTGCATTCTTGGATCGGTAAGATATTTTGTTGCTATCTGTCTTGCCACTAACGGAGTTGTTGCAGCATAAAGCCAGGTATAATCTCCTGACCAAAGACCATAAAGAGCACTCATACCTTTTACATATAGCATCATATCAGCATGAGGAGGCGGACGTAATTGATTTCCAGTATTTAAAACATTTGAATATAGCTCATTTGCTAATCGGAAATCTTGTCCTAACTCAGGAGAAATTGCTTCTATAGCTTTTTTAGTCAATTCTTGTAGTTTACCAATTCTCTTTGGATCACTGACTTCTTGATAAGCATGCTGATAAAACTTGATAAAATCGTCGCCTGTGCCTTTGCTATTTAATAAATCTTTAAAAACTGGATCTAATTGTTTCCTAAGACTTGGAGCCAGATCTTCGTATTCTGATACATATTTTTCAAAAAGATCAGGAATGATATTTTTATCTATCTGTTTTATAGCTTCTGGACTTTGTCTTAAATCATTATAAATATTTCCTACTGATTTCTTACTTGATTTAATTTTATCTTGTGTTCCTTGTCCTTTATAAGACCAACGAGCAAGGAATCTTCTAAATTGACTATCTTGATGCAATGCAGGAGCAATTTCAGCATCACTTAAACCCATTCGTTTTGCAAAATCTATAATTTCTTGTTGTCTAGGATTTCTAATACTACCTACTAACGCTTTAGAAAGATCTGGTGAAGCAAAGGCTGCTATTTCAGCAATAGTTTGCCCTGTTTCACTTCGTCCCAGTTTCTTTGCAGTTTCACCAGCTAAGGCAGCTATTCCTGTTCTTGCAAGATTTGATCCTATACCGCCTGGACCTGCTAAAACAGTAGGAGCTAACTTTGTTCCTCTTTTTATAGTTCCTTCAACAAAACCTTCATTTGCTGGATATCTTTTTTCTAAATCTTCATTTAAATTTTGTCTTTCTTCTTCAGTTTGAGGCTTAAAAGCTTTCTCTTTTTTCATCTCTTGGAATTCTTTAGGTGTAGTATCTACACCAAGAACTTGCCCAAATTGATTACCAGATTCACCGAAAGGATCTTCATTTATCAAAGATCCAATACTTTCTCCTAGACCAACGATACCCTGAATTGAACCCTGTTTTGCAGCATTAAAATATGATTGATACCAAGGAACATCTTCTTTGATGGGTTCTGCCATTGCAGCATCAGCAAACTCTAGCTCTTCAGGTGTTGCTGCAAACTTAGACTTGCTTGCAGAAGTAGATTGCCTTGATTGTAGAGCCTGCCTTGGCTCTACTGTAGGCATGCTCATTTTAGCAAATTCTAGTTCTTCTGGAGTTGCTGCAAATTGGCTTGTCATTTGATATATTCCTGCACTTTATCATTCGGAAGTATGGTATAGCCTAACTGTTTTGCTCTTTCAATGGCTTTTTCTGGAGAACCGGTTTTCTTTAAAAATACCTGGAACATGTTTCTAGTGAGTGGAGTTCCTGTGGGAGCTTTTTTATTAGCCAATTTATAAAGTTCTTTTGTCCCTTTTTCCTTTTCATAGATAGTTCTAGTACGATAAGCCATCCGTTCTTGAATATCTTTTTGGATAGGTTCCATAGCTTTGAAAGTGCGGGCTTCAATATCTCCGCCTTCATAACCTTGTTTTTTCATATCTTCTTCAGCAAGTTGGTTATAAATTTCAGTTTCAGCTTTATCCAGCGCGAGTTCTGCTTCAAGAGCTTCTTGTATAGTCATATTCGCCTCAAGCGTTTGACCTTTTGAAGCGAATGCTCCTGCCATAACTTTTTCAAGCCACATATTTTGAGCTTTTGCAGACACACGTGTTAAATTTGAGAATAGATTTTCCTTGATAGCTAAATTTAAAGCAGCACCACTTGGCGATCTAAAACCTGGAACATTAAATAAATCTGCAAGATAGTCTCCGCTAAACATACTTAGATCTTCGCTTTCTAGGGCAGTTCTAGCCAAATCTAAGGCATTTTGCTTTCTAGGAATAGATTGTCTAAGACCACTGACAGTTTTTCTGAAATCAGCTGATTTTTTTTCATTATAGTCTCTCTCAGACTCAAAAGCTCTACGCTTGTACTCTTCTCCTTTAACTTTTTGTTCTGCTTGTTTTTGCAAGATATTTGCAACAGGCGGATTTAAACCAGCTAACTCTTGAATAAATTGTTGCTTACGAATATTAGGATCTTTCTGAGGCGGGTCTTGAGCAGGCATGTTACTGGAGAATTTAGACCGCACTCCCTGTTGAGACTGTCCTTGCATACCAGGTTGCGTTTGAGGCTGTCCTTGGCCTTGCATTTCATTGCCAAGGTTGGTTAAAGGCTGCGATCCAGTGTCAACTGCTTCTACATTGTCAATATCGTTATATTTGTCAACAAGTCCACTTGTACGTCTTTGCTTGTCAAATTTTAATATGGCATTAAAGTCACCTGATCGCGCAAGTATGCTTGATTTCTCAATATCAGGAGTATTGGGATCAGCAAAGCGCTGCATATCACTTTGTTGTTGCTGTTGAGCTTTAAGTTGAGCGTAACCTTGAGCTGCACCTAAAAATTGATTACCTATTCCCTCAGCTATCTCTGCTGGTGTTCGATATACCATAATACCCCTAAGATTGTAAACCCTGATTGACTGCATTACCTGTTTGAACGCCTATAGGAACACCTGCTGGTCCACCAGTTACACCACCAACTACACCACCTGCTACAGGAAGTGCTATATTTGCAAATCTCTGGTAAGCGTTTGGACGAGGTGGAATTTGTCCTGCATTTTGAGATATAGTAGATGCATTATTTCCAGCATTCGAAAGGTTTTGGTTAGCTCCTGATTGAGCATTGTATAAGTCACCAATAGTGTTATATTGCATTTGCTGTTGACGAGCGCGTTCTTCTTGAACTAGAGGAGCAAATTGAGCATTCAGGCCAAGATGTAGATTTGCACCTGCGGCAGCTAAGGCTTGGTTCAAGGCTGAAGAGGTTTTGCTTCCACGGCCAAATTGATTCATGACATCAGGAAGTGTCTGCTGTTGGAAGTTAGCACGAGCATATTCAGCTACTGGATCAAAAACCTGTTTAGCTTGGTCATAGCCTTGCGTTCCTTGATAGGCCTTACCACCTACACCAAATTCACTTCGGAGTTGCTGGGATAGAGGATCTGTACCAGCTGCAAAGTCTTGAGTTCTCTGAAGTGCTTCTTTACGAAATGGAGCACCTTTCAAGTATTCTTTGGCGGCTTGTTTTTTTACCTTAAGATCTGCTTCTCTAGATGTATCTTTGTCGCCTTTAAGCTTTTTTATTAATTTTCCTGCTGCATTATAACCAAGACCAAATGTTGCAACCTTTCCTACTTTTTTACCTGCTTTTCCCATTATTCCTCCTTGTATTCCATGGCCACATCTTTACAGCGCTTGAAGCCGAGACGTTCATAGAATTTAGCGTTTGTAGTCATCCAGATAGTCGTTTTGACTTTCATTCTGTTAGCAATTAATTTCACAAATTCCACAGCTTTCTTCATCGCTTCACCTTTTTTCCAGTAAATCTTATCGATAGAGAAGGTGTTTACAAACATGCTGTGATCAAGTGGGTTTAAATCCATCCAGAGGTAGCCAACTATTTCCTTATCTGGGTTAATCAAGGCGTATATTAAGCTAAAAGGATTCTCTTCGTCTACGCATTCTTGTGCATATTTGTAAAAGTCATCTACAGAGAATGCGCGGCCTTTTACTTGCTCAACAAGATGCCTGGGAATAAGTTCTGGGAGGAGCAGCTTCATGAAGGTGAGGTCTTCAAGTGTGTAGACTTTCTCTTCAGTCATCATAGCTGAGTACCTACAATACGTATGTTGAAACCTGCTGTTATGCCAGCTCTATTATGTTTTATTTGGAAGTTTGTAGTAGTCGACGTGATAGTTAAGATATTGCCTGCCCAAGCACCAGTTCCAGCTTGGCTAGAGAGTAGGTTTACAACGCCTACAGCAGCATCAGATGACTTGGTAAGTGCCCATACAGCTGTAGGTAGCGTTGACTCGATTCCTGAGACTAGAACCATAAAAGCACCGAATCTAGCAACATTAGGAATATCTGCAGCGGTATCTGATATTGGGATAGAGAATGCTGTAAAGTCTCTAGCATTTATATTAATGGCTATATCTTCATAAAGCCTTGTCAGATACTGTACAAAGGTCATTATCTCTTGAGGCGATGGAACAATCGTGTCAGGAGATAAATAAGGTAGCTGAACATTGTTAAAACTCATAAAAACATACCTGGAGTTAATCTACCCGCAGGTTCTGCCCATAATACCATACCAGCAATTACAAATTGTCCTCGCTGATTTATAAATGATGATGAGTCTATTTGTAAGCGTAAAAATTGCCCTGTAAGATTGACATACATCCTTTTCCAAGCATAATCCTGATAGATGCTACCAGTTGCTGGCGAATCAAGAGTCATAGACTGAATGAGAGCAGGATTATTACTGTTATTTATATACCAACTTAATTGTAATACAATCTGTTCACCATTATCATTGTCAACAGTATAGGAGTTCCTGCCTACTTGATAATAAAAGTCTACATAACCAAATGTTGCTTTTTGACCCTGTTGGATAAAAGGGTTCCATCGCTTACTAACCATAGTGCTATCAATTAACTGACCACTAGATGGATCTGTAGTATCTATGACTTTATCCATTTCAGCTTTGGCATCGTTAAGGTAATAGACGATACCATTTGTATCTCCACCTAGCATCCAGGGAACCAGATCTTGGTCTATAAGAGAGTTCCAAGTGAAAGTACATGCTTCCCATGTTGTAAATGCAGCTGCCAAATCATTCCATGTTACATCTGTATATGTCTTTGCAGATCCTATACAAGAGAGGGAAATATCATAGGTAGACCAGGTCTCTTCTAGCCAGTTAAAGACTATGACTTTGTCACAATTTGTATTTGTAGTAGCTCTTTCATCTGAAGGATAGATCATCCAGCTTTGCTGGGTTTGATCGAACCTCTTTCCTTGACAAATTGCAAAACTATTTTCATCAATATCTGTATAGAGATCTATGGCATCTGGAACGTCATAACGATCTTTATTAACTCCATCACATTTACATAGGCCTTTTGCACCCATTGACGTAGTGTATGTGTCATATTCAATAGATCCATATGGAGCATTTGTAGATTTAGTAGAGTTAATCTTGAAAAATCTGAATGGTGAAGAGACATTTCCTGTAGATCTAAATAAGAAACATGAATCTTCGAATTCAATGACTAAGGCATCTCTTAAGTATGAAGCTGACATAATCCAGTCACCAGTACTTGCAGAGATAAATGAACCGTTACCTGGGACATCTGCTGCAAAATTAGTAGGATTATGAGGGGCACTAGAGCGTATCATCTGACCATCAGGAAAGGAATTTCCTACAGTTGTAGGCCTAATGAGAAGGAGTGATTCATTATAGACTTTCACATCTAGAGTAGTCTTGATATCATTTACAAACGCTTCCACATGAGCAAGAGTGATTCCAAGAGGAGGACGAGCTAGATTTGTGCCATCATACGTTGTAACTTGATCTACATTGTTTGTCATATAAAGATGCGAAGTATCAGATTCTGAAGCTCGCCAGTTGACATAGTTAAATAGGTTTTTGAAGTCACCAGTGAAATAATCACCTTGAAGGCTAGAAGATACTGTAAAAGTAGCTACTTCAGGAGCCACTAGATTTATGGTTATCACTCCTGTTGCATAGTTTACAGAAGCTGAAGCGATATTTGTTCCATCAGGTAAAGGATTGCCACTATGAGTAAATCCGCCTGTACCATCATCTTCAATGGTAAAAGTGTTAAGAAGTGTTTCTTTCTTAACTATTACAGAATATGGAGCTAAATTTGTAAATCCAGTAGTGAGTGTAAATGGTCCAGTAAATGGAGGAGGTGGCGAAGTGAGAGTTGTAGTGTAATTTATCTGAGATATTGAGCTAACTGGATCAAAAAGCTGAGTTATGGTGTTGAATACTGCAAATCTTCTAGTGTCTGCTATCACTAGTCTATGAGCGTTTGTCTGTTCATTGATGAATTCAGTTATCATCATGATAGGACGTTTTTGTGGAGTAGTTAGAGCATTTGGAGTATATGTATATTGTGCTACTATAGGATTTAAAGCTGGTATTGTAGCTGTTGTATTAAGATTCCAAACACCAGTAGAATAATCAATTGCTGAACCAGCTGCGGCAAGAGATCCAGATAAATTTCCTGTTGCTGTTGCAGTAGCAGTTTTTAAACCAGTCGATGTCAAAGCAGTAAAAGTAATAGTTCCTTCTATAGGAAAATTTGAAAGAATACCACTGTAGGTTGATCCACCATTTCCAGTAGCTACTATCTCATTGTCCTGATATCTAATAGATCCAGTAAGGCCATAGACAGAAATACCGTTACGCTTTTGTACTTGACCACGGAACACATAGGAATTTACTAATGGATTCCATGCATCATCCGGTTGCATCCAAGGCTGGGTGTATTGAAACTGTCCAGTCTGGAAGTTAGTGATAGCAAAGGGCTGATATCCTGAAGGAGCGCTCATTAATTACCTATTGCAAAATAGTAAAATCCACCTGTCCATAAACCAGAATCACTTCTTGGAGTAAACCTATTTGCACTCACATCGGGTGTGCCAACATCACCTATATATATTGAATGTGAATTTGTACTATTTCGTATACCAGTTATTTGTACATTTATTGTTTGAGTTGCAAAAGGAGTTGGATAAGTAAAGTTTTTTCCGTCAACATCACCACTTGTAGGAATTACTCTTCCCCATTTATATTCAAGACCATTTGGAAAAATAATATTGCCATAGTCAGTTGTAACACCATTACCATTACCCATAACATCTGGTCCAACATTAAATATACTTGCTTGTACTACACCGTTGCCTCCAGGAGTTCCAGCTTTCCAAATTGGTAGGCCACCACTTACACTAGCACTTGTAATCTGAGTTTCTGCAGATGAACTTGTGTAAAATAGTTCTGTTCGTCCAGCAACTGTCTTAATATAAACAGAACCTTGGCCAGCAGAAAGAACTGGTGTTGCAATGACTTGAGGGAACCTTACCTGTTTATGATATCCACTTGTAGGCACTGAAGGACTTAAAGGAACATGATCCACTCCGAATATAATATTCATTTGCTGTGAATTAACAAGAATTTCAGGGATATCATTTGATATCATATGTGGTAGATCTGGAACATTTGGATTATAAGTCATATTTAAAACCTTGGGATTGCCCTGGAACTATCCAGTTGTTGTACATATCTACCAAGAGCTACTCTTTCAAATTCTTGGTATAGGTCATAGTTTTCTGCACGGGAATTACTGTCACCTCTATCAGCAAATATCTGTAGGGCCGCACCATATGCTATTAATTGGCCCCATTCCTGTAAGGATGGCGTCTCCTCAGTACCTGTAAGTTCAGATGGATTTATGAACCCTTGAAGACGAATCTTATAAACTGCATCTGGTATTGGACGTAGGGTAAAGTTAAATTCATCTCTATAGGGATCAGTGTAAAAGAGGATACCTCTAGGAATATTTGCTAGCATCGAACAGTATTTGATTACTATTGCTGCATTCAAAGCAGGAGGATTAGGAAATGAAATATTATATATTCCAGTTCCATAGTTTATAGCTCCAATCACAGATACAAAATTATTTGTATTTGGATCTTGGTCACCAAATCCACCCTGTCCATCATCAACAAAAGTCTGAGTGTCACCATCAGTGATATAAACAGTTTCTTGGGCTATAGGTTGAGCCTGAGTTACTCCTGAGAAACCTACTGTAGTTCCATCGCCTGAGGCTACTGGATCTTGGTTATACTGCTGAGGCCAATGCTTCCAGAAGATGTCTGGATCTTGCTCATATGTGACTGGAAACCCATCAGCCCAAGCACATGGCTGATTAGTGAGAAATCTGCCTTGAAACTTGTACACATCCTGAAAAGGGATAGTGTAAAAGTCATAAAACTTGAGCTGGATCTGTTCCTTAAGCTCAAAGGGCATGATATACTTGTAATAATTATTAATATAATCCGTGATCTGAAGATCGGTTAATTGATCTTGAGAGGGGGTTCCGGTAATGTTACGTACCTTAAGGATTATGTTAGTAAGGGTCCAGCCACTAGACATTATCTACCTCTTATTGACTTACACTGATAGAGCGATTTGTATGAAGTGGGCATGCTCTTTGTCATACCAGATCTTTCATCAAACTTATCTTCATAGCCAAAAGTATGACATGAATTTGGGTCATGAGGATTAGTACCTTCAAGGTGATTGATCACTTCAATAGGAAGATCATATTCCTTGTCATGCATTAGCTTGTAAGACTTTAAGGGATGCGTCTTTGAAGCATAGAAAAAGTCAAGAGGACGACCTGGATCTCTGTTATTTACAAACTTAATACGCTCATACTGAGGTCTATTGCTTGCAACTACGGCCACAACTTCTTTGTTAAAATGAATCTGATCTTCAGGTTCATCCATGACAGCTGTTGCTGTTGGAGCAAAAGATTGCATTGTAACAACAGGATCTTTTGTTTCTTTAGGAATTATTCTTTTTGGTCTTGCCATTTGTATACTCCATTAAAGTATGTTTTCGAAAGGATCATAAGGCTCATGCCCTGCAATTATCAGAGCCTGCCCACCACTAATATATGTACTGAATACCGTGCTATTTATCGATACCGTGATGTTGTCCACGTCAGGGACGCTTAGGATCATTCCAATGAGTAAGTTCATTTGGGACATGCCTTTGATTTGATGGAAACTTAGAGAAGTAATTCCAACATCAGCGGAAGTTGTAAACCCATGATTTATTATTGTTACCTTGGCCTCTGCGGCTTTGGTGATAAAAGAGATTGTCTTAACCGTATTAGGGAACTCAAAAGGAGATGGTGGTACTACCGATGGAGGATATGAGACCTTTTGGTTTTTGACAGTCATTTGTAGCCTGTTGCAAAGTAGGGGATTTTAACCCCCCACAATGACGTTAATTAACCGTTTGCTGAAGTATCTAGCAATGCATAGTAGTTCCATACATCTGCAGTAGTAGTCATCAAATCTGTGCCCAAAGTAAGGCCAATAACACCATGGTTGTATAATGGTGTCATTTGGACTTGTGAGCCAAATTGTGTTGTTACAGGCGCACCAGTAATCACGTTGGCAATACCACCTGATACATACGTACTAAAAGCAGTAGAGTTGATATTGACAGTAAATGATGTTGTGCTAGTTACAGTTGTAATCTGACCACGTAGGGTATTGATCTGCTGCATACCAGCTACTTGACTAAATGTAACCCAAGTTACACCAATATCAGCTGAAGTAAAGCTATGAGTAGCAGTGATGCTAGCTTCAGCAGCTTTAGAGATTGCAGTGATGACAAGGTTAGTACTATGGTTCACATTGTAAGGAGCCTGATTAGGAATCCAAAGATCCTGATCAGCTGTTATAAATGGTGTAAATGCATTGGCTGTATGCCATGCAAATTCAATTGCTGGCTGACTAGCAGTATAGTCTGTAGAAAGACCAGTACCATTTGCATATGTAGGAAACCATTCTGCTTTAACGATTTCATCGTTAACAGGGTTTATTGCATTGGTCTGGTTAACCATATAGAAGTAACTAGGGATAAATCCCAAAGTTAGATTCTGAGCTGCACCACCTAAAACAGTGGTAAAAGTTCCAGTTTTGATAATAGACATAGTTATGCTCCCAATCTTAAGGTGCTTGTGACTCTGGCGATCCAGTTGTCATTGATGATTCGTCCACCCCAAGGAATCTTGAAGCCAACTGATGATCTTTGATCAAGTGCATCAGTAGTACCTGCAGATCCTAGAGGCTTAACAATAAGTTGAGCTTGCATAGCACCTAGTTTCACTACACCATAAGCCTCACGGCCTACAACAAAGCTAGAGTAGACTGGTATTGCTGCACCATTGTTGAAACCGTTGGTCGATGTCATCCATCGAATATTTCGGGTTTGGCCCCATTCTGGAAGCAGACTTGTGCTTTGATTCGCATAGTTTGCAACTGAATTGAAGCTTGATACTGCCTCTAGATCCATCTCCATATCTGTAGACATAAAGCCCCAGAATGATTGACGGCCAGGAGCTGTTCCAAAACGGTTTTCACCTTGTACGAGCGGAGTTAGAAACTCAGCGTTACCTTGGCGAAGTGCTCTTTGAACAAGCTGTAGATCACGGTCTGTAATCTCTGTAGGAGTGTTACCGTTGATACCATTAGAGCACGCGATTGTTGATGCTGTTGAAACCATCATGTCGCGGATTAAAGTATCTAGGGTAAGACCTAGTTGTAATGAAAGAACTTTGGTAAGTTCATTCAAAACGCGGTCCTGCACTGTGTACTGAACTACATCAGATACGATCATATAGGCGCCATACCATGCGATCTTAGCGCTAAAGTCGATAACTGACTGTGATTGTCCAGGAGGAGATACCGCTTCTGTTAGAGGCGTTGTAGCCGCTGACTGTGTGCCATATCGTCTAAAGATCAATGAGTCACCTGAGTTCATTGGGATAACGCGCTGTTGTGCGCACTTATCATAAATGAGGGCAGGCGTAGCAAGTTTTAGCAGGAGTCTATCGTAATAGACACGTACTTCTGGTGGTACTGTATTTGTGGTTACAGCATTTGGTGATGACATAAGTTACTCTTTACTTACATCCCGCTCTGGATTCTTTGATACTCGGCTTCAAATTCTTCATCTGACATCGTCGCGTAGTCTTTTACTGCATGGAATGATCCCTGTCCCCCAGTCATTGAAAGTGAACCAGGTTTACGGGAATTCTCTACAATCCTAGTGGCTGACTTAGAGACAGTAGGAGGAGCTACAGGAGCGGGCATCTGATTTTGTCTGCCTTGTTTTGCAAGTGACCCAATATCATAGGCATATTGCCAAGGATCTTGAGCCGCATGGAATCCAGCTGCGAGATTAGGTTTTTCTCTAATTAGGGGCGCGGCGTACTCATCCAGCACCTCTTTATAATCAGGATACTTAACTGCCATTCGGAGTTCTGCAATCTCACTTTCCATAGCCTTTTGCCTTTTAAGCATTTCACCTTCTTGATGCTGGTAAACTCCTACTGGAAGAGCGTCCTCACGGTCGAGATCTTCAATTGGGTTTTTGTTTACCTGCGGTTCAGGAATGTTTTGCTTATGTAAAGTTGCTTTCCAGATCTCAAAATTTTGTTTAAGTTCTTCCTTTTCTCGTCGTTCTCGAGCAAGCTCTTCCCTGATTGCCACGATGTTCCTATCGATCGGTAATTCAGCAGGGGAGATGGGTTCCTGTTCTTGAACCTTAGGATTTACTGCCTCTACGCGATCTAAGTCATCTTGGTATGCCAAGTAAGAATTATGCCCTTTTACTTTTGGACTCACGGCGGCTGAGTCTGGTACGCCCGCTTCTTCTGTAATCATTTATTTTCCTGTAGGTCGGCGACACCTGTATACGCCCTTTTTAGGAGAGGCTATGTATAGCCTAAGTTAGTTCTTTTACCTTGTTCCGCTACGCTTACTATGAGGTCTTTTGGATCATCTGATAGGAAACGAGGGTCAATCGGCATGTCTGGTGGACTTGATAGCTCCTGGACCAGATCACATATTCCAAGTTTGTTATTCACATACCATACAAGTACACCTATCATGAATGGTGGCCTTTGATGGTAAGCTTTAACAGTCTGGTTAATCTTATTAGGGGTAAGACGATCTACAGTGGCGTAATAAACGACATAGAATGGCTCTTTGATGTGAGACATTTTGTGGACGAAATCGTACACATAGTTCATACATCCTTCTGCCATACTTTCTCGGACATCACCCATTTGTAGCATAGTCTAGTACCCGTTTTGATCAGTTTTATCGTTGTACATCATATAAGGTGCAATTTTAGCCTTATCAGACTTGCAGCCAGCTGAGCCATACTTGCCGTATGCAATGCCTGTCATTTCGCCTATAAAGGCCTCTAGACCTGGAGCTGAGTACATATCTGAAGGGCCTGAACCCTTAGGAGCCTCTTTAGGAGATGAAGTTTCGTTCATATATTTCATATTATTTACCTTTTGGTTTTTGACTTGGCTGGCCTGGCTTAGGAGCGCCTGGTTTTGCTGGTCCTGGTTTGGGCATCATAACCTTACCTATAGTTTGGGGTTAATATATTATAGTATATAGCCAAACTGTAAGGATGAATACAAATTTATGCAAGAAAGGAGTTGCACTTAATTTGGAATTGCTAGAAGATCATTCTTATGTGATTGCAATATAAGGTGAAATAATGGCTAAGACTGAAATACAAATACATGGTTCTATGTATAAGTTATTTGACTTATTGAATGGCAACGGCTGGAGCGTGGATCTTACCATTAGACAAGATGAATATGATGAATTCCTTGACTCTAGAGTTACAGATGATATGAATGAATCTAGTGATGAGGATTTAGCTGAAGATTAAATAGAGTTCTCTGAAAAAGATGCTTTTTGTGGCCAATGTGATAAGAGATGCAAAATTGAAAAGTGCGAGTGTGATAATGAAAAAGAAAAGTAAAGATCAAAAGTCTGAAAAAGAGGACTTTATGACCAAGAAAGATCTAAAAGATTCTAAGCATCAAGGCATGCTGAATACTATGGATGAAGTCTGTGAAAAGCTAAATCAGGCTGGATATGGGCCTTTTGCTTGGGAAATTGTTATTAAACGAAATGTTAAATATGATATTTAAATAAAGGTACTGTAAATAATTATGAATGAAGATGTAAAAATACATTCAACAATTGAATATTCACAATTTAAACTCTCTCCTAAAAATAGGAAAGTATGTGAAAAACATGTTAAAGATTTATCTGAAACAATAAGAAAAAGCAATCAATTAGATGTAAATCCAATAATCGTAAATTTTGATAATGAAATTGTCTCTGGACAACATAGGTGGTTGGTAGCACAAAAATTAAAAGTACCAATTTTTTATATTAGAAAAGATGTACCTGTAGAATATTTTTTGACAGCAAATCTAAATCAAAGACGATGTGAGCAAGTGGATGCAATCAAATTTTATTCAAATGTAATGAAATTTCCTGATTATATTAAATTAAATAATATTTTAACAACTTCAAAAGCTTCTCCTGGAGTTATTTGTAGTTTACTTGGAATTACATCATCATGTGGATATAGCGATATGATTAAAAGTGGAAAATTTAAATTTAAATATGATGAAGAAAGATGTAATTTTATGTTATCAAAATATATAGAAACTAGAAATTTACTCGATACACTTCCATTTATGGTAAGAAGTGCTTATCGGGGTATAAATTTTTGTAGAGGATTTAATCTTTTATTTGAAGAAAAAATTGATTGGAAGATTTTTGAAACTAGACTTCGTATAAATTACAAAATGTTAGATATAGTTTTACATACCGGACCTCTTTGGCTTAAAAGATTTAAAGAAATGTATAATAAAAGAGCTATTGTAAATAGATTGATAGAGGAGTAGACGAATGATTTTATTAGATCATTGCACAAGTTGTTATCCTACACTGAATCAAGTTCCATGGTGGTGTGGCTTTGCAATATTCTTTATCACACTCTTTACACTGATAGGTCTATTTACTGTTTTATTTTATATAAGCAAGAAAATATGTGGAAAATAATGCATGCATTTAGAAAAAAACAATTCATCGGTACAGGTATCACACATCGCCTATGCACATGGCCACCTGATGATTTCAATGGCACTTTGAGGAAGATAAAGGAAGCCAATCAATACATGAAGACTTTGGATAAGAAAACTTTGGATGAACTGAAACTATGAAATGCCATAACTGCTCTAAAGACTTAGACTTTATTCCTGCAAGCGAGGCTGATATATTCTGTTCGGGCATTTGCAGGCGCAAGGCTCAAATAAATGGATGGCGGATTGGTGAATATAGAGCTCCTAAAGTAAACCCTGAAATTACGGCTTCTATGAAGAAATGGGATGAAGTGTATCAGAGGTATATCAACGGAACAGCTACTAGACATGAAATGATACTTGCTATGCAATGGTGTTTGAAGGTCGATAGATATGAAGAAGAGCGTAAGACATTTGCCTATATGAAAAAACGTGAAGGATTTTTTGAGGAATAACATGTTAATAACCATATGTTTTGTAATAGTTATATTAATAAATATATATTATATTATAAGCATTAAATATAATTTCTTTAGGGTATATAAGGATATTCGTGATTTTGCAGAAGTTAACGTGAAAATGGTTGCTTGTATGGTTGAACTACATGAAAGAATTCAAAAACTAGAGGATAAAAATGGAATATCCAAAGATAAATAGCCTATATAAAAGAGAAGATGTCACACTAGATCCTGTAACTGGAAAGAATTTATTTAGCAAATCAAAGAAGCATAAGTTAGTCATTGGTGACTATGCCCTTGAGGAATTTGGTCTTATTAACTCGTGGCAGGTTTTTGAGAAAATCGATGGGACCAATATCCGCATTACTTTTAAAAAAGAAGGAATTCTTGAAGATGTTAGGTTTGATGGACGCACCAATAATGCACAAATACCTACCCATTTGATTAAATACCTACAAGACAAGTTCACTATTGAGAAGTTGTCAAAATATTTTGAGGAAGATGGCACATATATTCTATTTGGCGAGGGATTTGGCCCAAAAATACAAGATGGTGGCAATTATCGTTTTGATGTCTCATTCATCCTTTTTGATGTGTTTATTTCTCCCTGGTGGCTAAATTATGAAAGTCGTCTTCAAATAGCAGATTATCTAAGCATTGAACATGTACCTTTTCTTGGAGAAATGAATGAAAGTGAGATATTGCATTACATCAGATCGAAGCCAAAAAGCACTATTTCAGTCAATAAAGATTATGTCATGGAAGGGGTAGTTTGTAGATCAGAACCTTTGCTTTGTCTGAGGAATGGGGATCCATTGAAGTTTAAACTTAAATGTGTGGATTTATGAAACGTATTTTTACAGTTCGAAGGTACCAAATTGGGTTTTTTGGATCTTTAATAGTACATGATGTTAAGCTTAAATTATCTAAGAGACTTTATAAAAAAGTAATTCGTAATGTTGGACGAGTAAAAATAAGATGTAATAAGAATTATTCTTACCCAAGATGTATTCTGGCCACATAGCTCATGCGGTAGAGCACTCGTCTGTTAAATGAGCGGTCGTTGGTTCGAATCCAACTGTGGCCTAAACTTTTGACACAGGTAGACAAAATTTTTGGATAGATTTTGTGACAGATATTCAGAAGGTAAAGTAATGAAATGGATTAATGTAAAAGAGCGACTTCCTAACAAAGAAGAATGCCTATGTTGGGTGATGAATACCAATCGTGGGGGTTATGGTTTTCTTGCATTTTACTATCATGATGGACAGTATTTCCAATTACAAGGTGGAAGTAGTGAAAAGAGTCCTGCGCTTCTAGTTACTCATTGGTATCCTTTACCATTGCCAATATGGGGATTTAAAGATGAAATGGATTGATAGATTAGAACAATTACCAGAACTGAATCAAAAATGCTTATTTTATGATCCAACTCTTGGTGATATAGGTAGTGGCATTTATGTATCTTCTACCTGTGTTGATGAAATTCCTAGAACATGTGGATGTACTGGTATTGATTTCTACGAATGGACATATTGGATGCCTTTGCCAGAGTCTCCTTTAGAAGAATATGAAACAAAATGGGGTAGGAAATATCGTGAAGTAAAGGATAATTCTAATGAAATGGATTAATGTTAAAGATAAGTTGCCTACAACAGGTCCTTGTGGAAGCGAAGAAGTTTTAGTTTATCGATCTAGTGTATTAGATAAATTTCATGTATGTATATATTTCGGTAAAGATCCTTGGTTTAAATGTGGTCATCATTGGAATCTAAAACATGGCCACAATAAAGCTGCTGAAGATGTTACTCACTGGATGCCTTTACCGGAGCCTCCTAATGAAATGGATTAAATATAATGAACGGAAACCCGAGAAATCCGGAAGATATCTAATTATTTTTAAGTGTGAATCAGGTTTTCACAACTGTTTAGCAGTTAATTATGCTCACCCATGCTGTGATATAAATATTGCATATTTTTCCTTACCAGATTATTGGGAATTTGCTACATTCAGGCCTATAGCTATAGAATATACTATAATCCATTGGATGCCATTACCTGAGGTGCCAAATGAGTAACAGAGGCAAGAAATCAAGTAAACGAACCAATCCCAAGATAAAAAGTGCCGCTCGGGCATTGTATCATCAGTATCTATGGCACATACGACGAATGGCGAGTCAGCGGAAGACAATACGTGAGGTTAACGTGGGTACTGCCCTATACCTGGACTAGGTTCGAATCCTAGATGTGCCAATTATACCATCTACTAAGGTTCCTATGGAATTTAGAGTAATATTTAATATATTCGCATTCTTTTGTGTTTCATTCTCTATAGGAATGCTATTTACACTCCTGTTTCTGAAGTCATAGGCTGTTGCTCTGCCATCTGCATCTCATGCTGGCCTCGATCAATGTCATGGTTCATTCTGTGTTGGTCAAGTTCAGTTTTAGCCAAACTATTAAGCATATTTAGCTTTTCCATGAGTTGGGAATGATCAATACCTTGGAGCTCTTTTACAGCTTTTACAATATTCAAGAGTTCAGCGGTCTTCTCTTCTTCTGCGCGGGATATTCTCTCTGCATTTAATGCTTGGTCAAGGTGAATTTTGTTAAGCCTTTCAGCTGCAAGGGCTTGGTCACTTTGCGCCTTTGCCTCTATGCCATCTGTTGCAACACGGAGCTGCTCCATCTCAAGAGCTTCTTGCTTCTGTTGGAACTGTTGCTGTTGCTCGGCTTGAGCATCAAGGATTTCATTGAGCTCAACTTTTCCGTGGAGGTTTGAATTCTTGACAAGTAGACTATCTGGGATGTTGACACCAAGTTGTTTGAGGGCGAGAAGCTGCATAAATTGAGATTGCCTCTGTGTATCTGTCAAGATACCTTCCTCAACGACGATATCATAGTTATAGAAGTTCTGAGAGAAGAATTCAGGTGGACATTGTTTCTTTGTGATCTTCTGGATTTTTTCAGAGGACCAGTTCGCTTGAATCATTTTAAGGACTTTCTGGCCTATGAGTTGCTGGGTCTCTGCTAAGCCATCAAAGAGACGTCGTAATGACACCAGACCGGCGTTAACACGCATTTTAGCTAGTATTGCTGCGGTCTCTAGATTTGGATTCTCTGGCATACCAAGCATTTCAGGGTTTATGCCTAGAATATTCGGAATATCTTTTTCGAAAGCATCCATAAGAGCAAAGTGGCCAGGAGGGATATCGGCGGGAGCAAGTTTCTCAACATCTGTCATCTGTGCGGTGGGTTTCATAAATATTACTGGACCTTGTCCAGATTTGAATAGGGAAGCGGAGTTTTCTACGGAACCTGATTTAGCTTTCCAGCCAGGGTAGGCTTGAGAGTCGAGAATATCCACCATCTTAGAACGTCTTTTATTGAGCTCTAGTTGGGGGTCACGGATTAAACGTATGAGACTCTGCATTTTCCATTGGAATAGGTCATAGGAAGGCTCATAGATAGCAAATATTGGCGTTTGAGCGTAGTCATTGATGCCATAGGGGTCTACACCATAATAAAGTAGCTGATTTTCAACGATAATACCAAGGTTGACTTGTTGTACCGGCTTCTTGATTAGCTGCATGTTGGGCATCATAGCCTGGATGTAGGACAATCTCTCACGAGTGCCTTTCCATTCAGAGGTTTCTCCTGTAGCCATATCGACGAGCACGTCTTTTGTCACCCAAGATTTGGTCCAGTATTCCGTGTATGACATTAATTTATTGAAAGCTCCCTGGCGAACGTATGGCATATAGGTGAATTTATTATCACGAGTTCCGTAACTTAATCTTTTAATTACATCTTCTTGCTCGGGAAGAAGTGAGATGACATCAGTTCTAGAGATATACTTGCGTCTAGCAAAGAAATTACAATCTGATAAGTCTTTCTTGTAAAAGAATGGGTCCCAAATGGTGTCGTTCCAGTGGTCCAGGTTGAAAGCTACTTCGCCATTTACTGGATCGTTACGGTAGTCCATATAGGGAGATATCCAGGATACTCCTGTCACCATCGCATCCTTGAAGCCAGTGGATAGTGTCTCATAGAAGTTTCCACGATTGTTGGCGTACTGGATGCAGTCTGTGGCAATATCAGCTATAGCATTCTGGTCATCTTGGACGGGGGATATGATTGTAGCGAGTCTATTTTGCCTTTGGATACCCTCGATAAGGTTTATCATCCTCATACACATATTGTACGTGAGGGCTAGGCGTTGTTGATCTGCTAGATATTTTACTTGATTCAGGTCCCACTGATTGCCTAGATAGAATGATTGATCACGGTAGGCTTCGGCATAGTATGGATTAATCATTTGATAGGCACGGTCATAGCGTTCCCCGAACATATTGACAATGTCGTAGCCTTCATCAAGACGGGGTTGTACTGTTTTTCGCTTGTAATCTGAGAGGAAGTCTTCGGCATTGCTAACTAGGGACGCTTCGGGGAGGCTCATGAGGTACCTTTTAGTAAGAGATACCTCATTGTATGTGTAGGTCTATTATACGTAAAGTTTTAGGTTAATTACCTTTACAAACTGGACAATTATCAAGGATTTCTTGAACTTCTAGGATTGCTTTATGGTTTGACATAAGATCAGATTTTAGTTCTGCTAAATATTTACCAAGTCCATAGCAACCTAAGTATTCAACAAGACCATTTAAAGTATATCTTCTATATAATTTATTACACTTAGGCTCTTTGTGTTCTTCCATGAGTCTTTTTGCCTTATCTCTACGCCAATGATCATAGCGCTCGAGTCTTTGATAGTGAGCTTTTGTAGGACAATCTGTCATTTCTTTTTCTTTTCCATAGATTCAGCCTTTTCACACGCTTTATCACGGATTTTATCTTGCCTCAAGAGTTTATCCATTTTTTTGTCTATTTCTTGCTTGGTTTTCTTGATGATTTTATCCATTTTACTGTCCTTTAGGTGTAAAGTATTTACTTATAGGAATAGATTCCTCAATGATATATTCTTGAGGATGACGATCATCTATAGTATCGTCTAGATTTGCCAGCCAGAAGAGGAAGGCAATAAATATAATTGTACCAACTATTGGTCCTAAAATATAAAGCATTTCTCTGTTGGATTCTTTCATAAGACACTCGAGGGTATTGTGAGACTAGGGTCTACTTTTGGGTCATTGGTTTGCTCTTCGTCAACAATATCTTGAGCTTTGCCTTGAGAGCCTACCATATTGAGTGACATGGTACAGCCTGAACAATAAGTCAAAATTATAACCATGACTAGGATTAAAGCTAAGCCGTCACGGATATCCTTAAATAATTCTTTATTCATCGCAACCTCTTGGTTCAAGATATGACTGGTCTATTGGTCCGTCAAATCTTAAGACTGGACCTGGTCGGGATTTATGACAAGGGCAAGAGCAGGAAGTTATACCTAAAAGGAGGTATAACCCTAGATAAGTTGCTATAAGTTTATACATTTTCTTCCTTTGTGGATTGTGTGGAATCAGCATCGTAGGATTCATGCATGGCTCTACGAGAATTGTTAGGTGTTTCTACATTTACTGTGACCTTAAGATTATACACCTCATTGGCGTCTCTAGGAGGATTCTCCAGTTCTTTTGCAAAGAGATATAGGCTAGCATTAGATCTGTTAAAAGCAGGCTTCTTAGACACCTTACGGCCCCAACAACAGTTGCATGAGTCTTCTATGTCTATATTTGTGTTAGGGTTTGCTGTAATTGGTGGGATTGGTGCGGACATGATTTGCCTCCAAGAGCTGTTCTAGTTCTTTGGTTAGAGCGGATGTATCAGACAGAACGGAGGGATAGATTCCTCTCACAGTTATGCCAGTAGGTTTATGTTTGATTTCTTTGATGTATCTGCCTTGAGATTCTCTAAAAGTAACTATCTGTAGGTCGTCTGCTCTCATTTATACCTCGACATTAGGAGTAAATATAATCCAGCACCAATTCCTATTGATAGAATTAGGATTGTTGAAATTAGTACTATGTATCCGGATATGTCCATTATTTCAAATCCTCGAAAAAGCTTAGGAAGACCTTAGAGAGAACTATTGCTAGGAATGTCTCGAGGACATGGATTAAACTCATACTGTCAACACGTTGTTATCAGGCCTATGGTCATTCTTGCCGAGATCATGATGTTTGTCATGATGTTTGGTTATAATCATGTAATTGGGTTTATAGATTAAGAATATATATGTAAATATAAAAAATAATTCCAGAGAGATTAAGAATATACATGAAAATAAAAGAAATAATTTCATAAGTCCTTCATACGCTTATGAATTGCTAGGTCATGTTCTAAAAGCTTGCGCTCTATCTTCTCAAGGCGTTTGTCAATGAAGTAAGCCAGGGTCGTGAAGCCAATGGCATTGAGGAGTAGCATGAATGTTAACATTTATTCACCTTTAAAATATTCTTGTACTATGTCCTCGTGGCCTTCAATCAAACCTAAACATTGATGCGCTATAGCATCAAGGATTTCATCTGAATTCTTATCAAGCTTCCTACCCTGCTGGATGATAGAAAGCATCTGGCCACTAACAATTGCTAGAGACTGAAGCAGTTCTTGGGCGTTGAATCTAGTCATAGAAAACCAAATAGTGTTTTTCCTAGAGTATAAGAATGATGAGATATTTTGTATCTACAATCCGTATGGGTTATGACGCTGTACCATTCTCTCTACCCAATCATCTGTAACACCAGAATCTCCAAGGAGATGTATGCCACAAGTAAGGGTACGTAATGCATCTGCGCAATGACTTGCATCATTATGCAGAGGTTTAGAGCCCCAACAACCTAATTTAGCATTCCATGAGCGCTTATAGTTATCAAGATGTGCAACACCTTTACCACACTTAGATTCATCAAACCAAAATCTAGGGAAAAGATAACGTGTAGCATCTATGCCTTCATCAACTGGAATATCTGAAACCAGAGTGAAGGTAAAGCCATTCTTTCGAGCAGTCTCAATACGCGTTAAGCCCGAGCCATACTCATGCGCGGCGGCATCATGAGGAACAAGGTGAGTGCCATAGATATAACGTTTTTCTTTTAAAAGCTTGAGGTAGTAGACTAAGGATTCATTGTTTCCTTCGATGTATTCCAAAAAATGAATTTCTTTTCCTTCTATCTGGAACAGCCAAATTGCAGTACTGTCCCCGTAGCCTAAATCAAAACAGGTATGTACCGGAGCGTCTTCGGAGTAGTAAATTTCACTGATTCTACCCTGCTGGCGAGCATAACTTAGCTGCTGTGCATAGTAGGCACCAGTGATGGCAGTTTCAAAGGATTCAGCTGGCGTAGAAGGGTATTCACGCTTCATATCCTCTTGCTGCGTGGCCTGCTTTTTGACATACCATTGCTTTTGAGGAAGAGATAGCTTGATATCTTGACGCTCTAAAGATTCAAAGTAATCATTCTGTTCTTTTGTAATTACAACATGTTCATTCAGGAAGTAATCCTTACATTTATACCAAGGAAAGAAGTGAAAAAGATAATCCAGCTTAGTAAGCTTGGTCTTTTTGTCCTTGAGAGCTTGGGCCTCTTGACACATGTCATAAAAGTAACCGTCACGCCCTTCGGCTGTAGACTCTATAAACACAAACTGGCCAGCAGCAAGCGTGTTAAGTGAGCCAGTCACTATCTCCCTAGCTCTAGTAGTATCAACGGCTGAAATCTTGCCAAATTCGGAAATGTGGAGATATTGGAGCGTCGAGCCTCTCATAGAGGTGCCAACACGAAGCGAACTGCCATTGTTAAAAACAAGCTCGCGGGCACTATCAACCGTTGCTGAACGATAAGCCTTGAGCTGAAGGTCTAAAGAATCATAGGCAAACTTGATACGCTTGAACATGTAGGCCGCATCATCCATAGTATGGGCGATGATACCGGCAGATAAGTTGTCATTGAATAGGCAGCGGTCTAGGAAAAGTATACATACATATGTAGATATACCAAGCTGTCTAGCCTTGAGGATGATGTTGCAATGCCAGGTGTTGTTATAAAGTTCTTCTTGGGCCCAATTACACTTGAACTTAACCTTCTCACCCTCTTTGCCAATAATCCAATATAGATTATTCAGCCTCCACCAAGGGTCATCTAGATTCTTCCTGGCTTGCTCAATCTCTTGCTTAGTCGGCATCGTTCTCTTTGTAAGTAGTTAGCTCTTTTGATTTGTTCGAAGTTGAATCCAGCAAAAAGCTTATTGGATTTGCTGCGTCCCCTGATACCTCTGTTCGCTCTTTCCAGCCATGACAATTTTGTAATACGAACTTAGTTAGATTTGCGTTAATTTCATTAAACAAACCCTTCTCAACTAGTTTACCTTGTTGCAATTCATGAGCTTTTTTTAAAGCTAAGGCAAAGTCTGCAGATTTATTAGCAAATTCATCAAGTCGTTGAGGCTCATATCCTTGCTGTAAAGCAAAGTTTTTTAACCAAATATTTCTTGGTACTTCAAACCACTTGATTAACAGTTCAGCTTCTTGTTCAAGACGTTCAAGAGTGTATATTTCAGGGATGGTGAGTTTATCTCTCGGAGGACCTGGATTGCCCTTAGAATATTGGTTTCCTAACATATGGAATTGGACGGCAGCTTTTTTCTTCAATTTCTTGCCAGAACTAACTCTCTTAGCAATATCAGATGCTTCTTTTCTTTTGGCATCTAAATCTGTCATAAGTTCCTCTCCGTTAATCAATCCCACGGTATCCCGTCCATCTATTTCCTTGCAAAGGATTCTTTTCTCTTGCTAGAATATCATTCTTATGTAATACTAGTCCCTATAGCAACACAGTCTCCCTTAACTCGCCTAGAGCGAATAGGTTGTAGCGTGTAGCTAGATTAACAAAAACAGTAAAATCTAGAGGTTATATGATAGGACTTAAATTTAAATTAATATTGCCAGAAAAAAGTAATCTTGGCTTCACATACATACAGATTGTTGGCAGGGTGCTTGTGACGCATGATGATTACAAGCATTGTGAGAATCATACAAGTCGCACCTACAATTACGTTTTAGATTGCATAACAGACATTGGGTTTATGCAGATTACGGAGGAAGAATTTTCCGATGAGCTTAGCTATAGTATATATGAATTAGATGCAAATTCAAAGATAAGTTAACATGAAAGTCACAAATAATGATTGAAGCTTTAAAATTAGATATTTCACTAAGTTAAATTAGATGTTATCAATATTTTAGCTAACTCTTCGGGCAATCATTCCCTGGTTGCCCTGATTATTTTATACACAGTTTTCCTATCAACCATTTCCCTCGAAATGAATCCTTTTTCCACTAAATATTTCAAAGATAGTCCCACATTTTCTCTAGACATTTTGATATCTCTGGCAATTTGTTCATGAGAGACAACGATAAACTTATATTTTTTACCCAATAGGACTAGATACTCTAGAACTATTTTTTGTTTTACCGATAAACCCATAATTTCCCTGTTTTCATACAATCGTAAATTTGGCCTATTCCAGGCTATTAGCTGAATTCATTTTCTTCTTGGTGTCTTTTGTCATTAGAAGATTTATCGATGAATCCTGATCCTTTTAGAGGCCTAGATATTTATTTTGTCTGATTATGATCTTGAGGAAAATAGAATCTACCTTTGCCTTGAAGCATTTCTTTCATATGAGGATGAAAATTAAGGAAGTCTTCTATTGTTTTATGAAATATATTTAACAAACCAAAAGGGATATTCATAGAAAATCTTTTATCAAAATCTAAATCAATAGTATCAATTATTTCTATTCTATCTCGCCCGTCATCATAAATTATTTTTATGCAATTAAAACCCAAGATAAATTTATGATCAATAGCGTCCGAATCTTTGAAAAGTTCTCTTACAATAACCTGTAAAGATATTTTTACCATTGCACTGCAGTCATTACTGTTAAACGTTATCTCGTTAATATCTATATTAATATTCATTTAAATCCATGCTTAAATTTATTTATACTCATTTCTTTTCAAGAAATTGTACATGACGTTTTTGTTCAGAAAGCGCCCATTCAAGTTCGTCTATTTTTTTTAAATTTTCATAGTTTACCTGCAGGGAAATCTCCCAATGATATTTAAAATATTTTTCCCAAGAACCTTCATGTCTTTCATGCAACTCCTGCATTATATCACTTGAATATTCTTCCTCAATTTCATTCATTATTTTTCCTTTAACTATATCTGTACTTTGCTTTGTATTCTTTCGCAATTTTAGTTAAAAAAGCTGCGACATTTTCAGGTTTTCCGTATTTTCTCCAGTAATCTTTTGTATCTTTGATTGCGGACTGTAATTCAGCTTCGGAAAATTGATTTGCAATAATTTGCTTATCTTTGTCAGAAAGTATCGGTATTTGAAGGCAATGTGGTATAGATTTATTGACGTAAGTCCAGGAACGCTGCCGATTTTCAAAAACTTTGAAATTAGAATCATCCATAGTGAGTAACGTTCCTTTACTTGTTCTAGATATTCTAGATAGTGTCGGAAACTGTGTCGGACTATCTCTAGAAATATCTACTTTTCTAAAAATATTCCTATCCTTTGTGTCTAATTTTAAAAGATTATCTGATATAAAGTAAAGTAATGATTGATATGCTTTTTTAATTGTGCTCATCCAACCATAAGATAAGAATTTCTTGACCGCCTCAATAACTGTATCGCGACAACATCCAACCATACGAGCAATTGTGCTTTGACTGGGCCTGGTTACATAGCAATGCTTATTAAACCAGCATAGGAGTTGCCAGATTTGCTTTTGATGATAACTAAGCATTTCGAAAGATATCAGGAAGTTTTGTTGCTCTTCTGTAGGTTTGAATTCTGTTTGTGTTTGAGCTTTTTGTGACATTTTATTCTTCCTCCGAAGATTGTGTTGGTTTAAAACACTCGGAGAAAGTACCATTAGAATTATCCTTACAAGATATTCTTTAGGTTTCCTTTCTTCTCTTCCGAGCGAACGAGGGTTGTGTTTCCTAAATGACAATAGGGCCGTGTAAACAGCGGCCCTTTGTTATTTACGTCCTTTTTATATACGCCTCACAGCCAATTTCCGCCTACTTATTTCCAAAAAAAAAGCCCCGCACACTGCGAGGCCCCGACCAACATCCTTCACAAAATCTATCCATTAAGCTACGGATGCAGGTCTATCTTTCCACTCTTTCATACTCGAGCTAAATTGTGCTACTTTTTCATCTGTTGACAGCGCACTTGCTATGAGTTCCGCTCTTGTCTTTTTCGGATACTTTTCCACTAAGTATTCTAGAAACTTTGTCACATCATCCTCGCCTACTAGATTTCCAGTGGCACAGACGGCCTTTTGCAGCCTCACTGTTGAATGATCTATAGCTATAGGCTGTGTAGACCCTGATAGGCTCATATTCATTGGTTCTACTGGCCTTTGCATGTGTCTTGATTCCTCTTTCTGGGTAGCCTTCCTTTCGGATTCACCATCATCATCAAAAGTTGATAGGCCTATCAGGGAGCTAAGAGAATATCTCCTAAAATAGGTCGTAGATCCTCCTATCGACTGTGAGTCACCTTTTCCTGCAGGCAAAAGCACCCTTCCTTTTATCCATTGCCCCGATTTGTGCAGCAATCTCGTGACTAGATAGTTCTTTTCGTTTTCTACCTCGTATGTCATGACAACGCTTAACCCATTATCCTTCAAAGGCTTTTTGCATGCTTGCATAACTGTATGTAAATCAGCGTATTTGCTCTTAAAATATGGATTTGCGCTATTTTCAACAGCACCTTCAATTTCTCCCTGCGCTATGGATAACGCTGTAGCTAATTGGTCTAGTTGTTCTGATTGCATCATGCCCTCATCATGTTATGGATTTCTTCTAGTGCTTTTTCTCTTTGTGCCAGATTCTCTTTTGTCTCTTCTTGGATTTCTTGGCATCTACCTGACCAATATTCCGAATGGTCCTTCCAAAATGCTATGTCACTCTCTGAATCCTTGAGCTCTAGCTTCAAACGCTCGTTCTCTTTTTTAAGATTGTTTAGGTAAGCGAGAAATTGTACTGGATCAAAAAACTTGTAATCTTTTAGATTGTCATCATTCATAGGTAACCTCTATGTGTTTGTGTTAAATAATAAGAGCCGGCCCTCTAGGTTCTGATCCTTCCTAGAGGGTTTTTTCTTTCTGTATACACTATTGCATAATTCTTATCTTCTAGTCAATATCAAAGTTATTTGCTTTATCTTCCCAATATTTATTTGCCTCGTCAATGCATTCCTGGAGCACTTTTTGGCTAAAAGTAAATTCATAAACTTTCGGTGCAACTGCTTCATAAGTCATAATATTCATACCAGTAAAACCGTCCATGATAGGCTGTCCATCATTATTTACTAGATTTACTTTCTTATGACGCAGGTTAATCCAGCGCATCTTGGTTCCAATTTCTATTTTGTTAGCTGATACGAGATACCAGTAAAAGTGTGCCTGCATATTCCAAATCTTCTCGTTCGCTTTCGCGGAGGTCTTATAATCTATGAGTATTGGTCCATCTGCAGAATCTATGATCGCGTCCATCTGGCCAGTTATCATGAGATTGTCATCAAAGAGCCTGGCTTCCATGACGAGATATTTTGGATCTGCTTTTTCATACCATTGAAGGAATGAGTTAAAGTAGGCACGCTCTCTATCACATTTGTGCTCATAGGGCTGTTTTAGGATGTATTTCTGAATTGACTCATGGACATTTGTTCCTATTTGAGCCTTGGCTGCTAGAACATCGTGGTCTATAGATCCAAAGTTCTGAAGTCTTGCTAAAATATCACTGACTCGTACGTAGTTTTTCATGTAACCTCCTGTTATTTCTCCTTGCATATTATTACAAGACTATGATTTAATACAAGCACAAAGGAGGTAATCGTGAAATTAGAAGCCTATTTAGAGAAGCATAAAATGAGTCCTTTTGACTTTGCAGCACTCATACAGTGTAGTGTGGACACTGTTTTTAGATGGAAGAGAGGCGTTACGCCTTCAAAAGTATATCAGAGACAGATTGAAGAGAAAACTAAAGGTCAAATAAAACAAAGGGATTGGGTGTGAAAAAGAGTGATATTGAGGTACTGGGTGAAAATGATTACTTAACCGTTCAGGAAGCGGCTGTTTTCATGGGTGTTTGTACACAGTGTGTTTACAAGGCTATTTACAGGAAGAAGCTTGAGTTCAAAAAGATCAAGGTGCTTCTAGACAATGGCTTTATGAAATGGAGGACGTATACAACTAAATGCTGGATAGCAAATTATAAAGCAATCATGCATGACAAGGACACTATGCGATGGAATGGGAGGCCAATGTTTATACCCAAAGAAGGCAAGCTTAGTACTCATCAGGCTTATGAATATCTTGGGATGACTAAAAATATGCTGGCGCATTACACGAGAACTGGTCAGCTAAAATATACGAGGAAAGGGTACTACTATGTCTATGATGTAGAAGACCTGGATGCTTTACGTGAATCTATTGAAGAAAAAGCTAAGCTACTAAAGACTGGGTAAAACCAAGGAGGTTTTATGTCTATGACACAAAGAGAGATTTATAACGAAGGTCGTAACGACTGGGTTCTAAATCAGAATTTTCAAACCGAGATGGAATATGGTCACACTCAAGCTGATGCTATGGTTCGTCCTTCTCAATCTGTGGTTTATGCTGACAGTGCTATACCTAGGATTCCGTCATGTCTTGAGGATGTGTGGCAATTTCCTGAAGCGGACCCAATGATTAGGATGCCAAATAAAATAAATAAAAGAGATTGATCTAAAATATTTTCAGCAAGTATGAGTGTCTTTACAAAAGAGACACTCATGTACCTGTTTGAGATACACCAGAAGCCTATTCCTCAAAAGCAAACGCAATGGGGAAGGGGTAAGGGTTACGACCCTAGCAAAAAAGATAAAGAGACGTTAATTTGGCAGATACGAGCCTATGCTCCAATTAAGCCTATAGAAGGGCCAGTATTGGTCGATATTATGTTTTACATGCCAATACCCAAGACCTCGAAGATACAAGCTAGAAACATGGCTAACGGGGCAATTTTGCCAATTAAGAGACCTGATGTTGACAATCTAGCATATCTGATAACGAATGCCATGAAGGGCATCTTCTATGAGGATGACTCACAAATTGTAGATCTATTGCTACACAAGCGATACGGGGAACAGACAAAAACAGTTGTAAAGGTAATTGAATTGTGAAAATTGTATTTGAACAGGATGAAGGGACAGAGTTTTTTGAGATACAGCTTACCGAAAGGGAGATTAAAGATCTTTTGTCCTATAAGGGTTTTGAAGAGAAATTATTGATTAAAAAGAGACCTACCAGCATTTACGTAAGGAGAATATCAAATGCCACTATCGAAGGGGAAGAGCAAGGAAATTATTTCTAAAAATATTAAGACAGAAATTGCTCACGGAAAACCACAAAAACAAGCAGTTGCAATTTCTTTAGAAAAAGCAAGAGAATCTGGGGCAAAAATACCTAAGAAAAAGGCTAAATAATGAAAATTGATGAAGATATTGATAAAGTCTTAGATGCAGTGATTGATATTGCAAGCCAGGGGGTACCTATACAGGCAATTATTCGCTCATTGATAAAGAATCAAGCCAATACCCAGGTTAGCCTTAATGAAATTAGAAAAGAGTTTGAACAATTTAAAGCACTAATTAACGAGGAAGACGATGACGAATGATTGGAAAATTGCTAGTGAAGTATTGCCAGAGATTGGCAAAAAAGTAGATGTGAAGATACTTAGCTATGCTATGGGCACAAGGACTGGAGAGTCCAACTTCCTATTGGATGAATCGGGGATGACAACTAGTACTGTAATTGCTTGGAAAAATACGGATGTGAAAGATGAAAATATTGAACTACAAAGAGCTGAACAAGGGTAATATCACAGCAAGTTTTGATGTTGTGATTGAGGAATGGGGTATCACTATCAAGAGATGTGGACTTTTTTTATCAAAAGATAAGCGTTTCATAGGGTTTCCCTCGTATAAGTATGATGATGCTGAAGGCAAAGTAAAATATGCACCCTATGTTTTCATGGAAAAGACTCGAAAGGAGCGCTTTGATAAGAGTGTTATTGCTTTGCTAGATGCTGGTACTTTTGAAAGGGCGGATGCTCCAAAGATTGAAGAAAGAAAGTTTGATGAGGAGTGTCCATTTTGAACCATAAAGAACGCGAAGAGCTTGGTATCAAGCTTAAACAGGCTAGAATTTCAAAAAGACTTACTCCTGCCCAAGTCTCTAGTAGAATTGGGCATCATTTTAGCTTGATAGAGAGATTAGAGCGTGGAGAAGTTACTTTGATCAATGAAGCAATGCTCCAAGACCTATTCAAGAATCTTGATATTGAACTTTAAGATAATGCATCCAGGAGGTCTTTTTGGATCTCCTTTTCACCCGTACTAAATGCCACAATTTCTTTTTCTTGAAGTGGTGGCAATGGTGGGAAGATTTCATCTGCTCTTAGGAGTCTAGGGATGTAGCGTCTGGATTGCTGTACAACCATCATAGAACGGGCGAGGCTCAACGAACAATACCCAGTGGCTACTATGGCACAGGTCAAGGCTGAAAGCTCCAAGGATGGGCAGTATATCTTGCCATCAAATACTAGGAATGAGAGTTCATAGACCTTACGGGCAAGTTGTCCACTAGCTCCAGCAAAGGCTAGAGAACCTAGGAGTTTCGCTGATTTCAAGGCTATTGGTGGTAGGCTTGTAGGTATATAGCTCTTAAGGCTTTCGAAGCATTTCATGGGCACCTATAGGGTTAAAATTTCATACCACACATTAATAATAACAGTATTGTTATTGGCAGCATTGCCGGAAATTTCTGTTGCAAAAGGTTCGTAGGCAACAATTTTCAGATTTTCCACTGCGGCAGTTGCATTATTTGAGAGAACAAAACTAGTTGCTTGTTGCGCTTCCAATCGGCTTTGAGAAGCTACTATGCTTGTATTTGATAAAATAGTACCAATTGCTTGTCCAGCAGCGCTATTGTATCTAAGTTCAATCCATTGAGATGCGCCTGCAACAAAGACGTTACTTCCTCCATATTTCATTTCTGCGCTTACAGTAACTGGAAGAACAATTTTCCCCGAACCTGGAGCGGCAATTATTTGTATTGGCGTACCATGAAGAGCTTTTACTTGAGCAGAAGTTAAAGTAACTGTTGCTAAAGATAATATACTCACTCCTCCCGGTCCCGTTTGCCATGTAGGTAACGCAGAAGGGCCATTACTAGTTAGAGCCTGAGTACTAGAGCCTAATCCCGATACATTTTGTAAAGGCGCGGTGCTAGTAGTTCCTGCACATAGTATAGAGTAGGCTGTGAAGGAAGAATTGTTTGTACCACCTGTTGTAGTGTCAATCGGATTGCTGAAGTTATCACAATTGTTTGTCATTATGTGCTCACTACTGAATATAAAACATAAGCTGAAAATAAGTTGTTATTGGCAACATTTCCTGTAATAGCTGTTCCTTTATTTCCTATAACTAAAGGTAAGTTATCAAATTGTGATAAATTTCCAACGGTTGACCCTGATGGCTCGCAATATATTTGGCTAGAAGAAGAATTCATGGCGGATTGTGTCATCAATTGAACCACTGATAATCCTGCATTATTATTCCATTCTAAAACTACACCTAAGCTGCCACCTGAAAAGACATTAGTTCCTCCATATGTCATTTTTGCAGTTACAGCAAGAACAAATAAAACAGTTCCTGCACCCTGCGCCGGAACAATTGTGATAGGAGTGGTGGTTAATGCCTTTATCTGAGCATTGGTTAAGTTCAGTGTAGCTAGAAAAGTATTTGAGCTAATCGTCTGATAACTTGGCAAAACCCCCGCACCATTTGATATAAGTACTTGACCAGAAGTTCCGGTACCAACCTCTTGAATATTACCAGTATTTGTAGTTCCAGCGGCAAGTGTAGTATAGGCTGTAAATGAACCTACCCCGAGTCCGCCCTGTGGAACTGTTATAGGATTTGAGCTATTGATTGCATTATTTGTCGCCATTTTACCTAGAGTGTTACTATGTAATAGGATGCTTGTATCGTAAAAGTGTTATTGTTTGCGGCGTTACCAGATATTTCTGTTGCACTAGTGTTTCGAACGTTTACATTTATATTGTCAAACAAGGTTGCTGCACCTAAAGGATTTGAATCCGGACCAAGATAAGCATATTTATTCGCATTGCTCGTAATCATAGCATTAACGATTAACCCACCATAAGTAATAGTCGAACCACGGAATATATCAATGGTTTGCGAAGCGCCTGCCACAAAGACATTAGTCCCACCATAATTAAATTTTGCAGCAACATTCAAAATAGATATCACCTTTCCAGCACCTGGAGCGGCAATCAATTCTATAGGTGTAGCATGTAATAATTTAACCTGAGCAGAAGTTAAAGTTAATTGAGCTGTCTGTATAGTCAATACAGAAGCTGTTTGCCAAGTTGGTAATGAAGAAGTACCAGTACTGACAAGAACTTGCCCGCTTGTGCCTAAACCTGACACGTTTTGCAATGCACTTGTGCTAGTAGTTCCGCCAGTTAAAACAGAATATGCCGTAAAGCTTGCATCACCAGTACCACCTTGTGGAACTGTGACAGGATTACTCATGTTTGTTGCATTATTTGTCGCCATAAAGCCTTAAACCACTGTTATGTTTCCGACGCTACCATAAACCTGCCAGACTGAAGATGAACCACCAGTTACGCATACTAGTTGCAAGGAATCTCTTATGGCAGTAGATGCAAGAGATCCACCTGTTCCAGCAGTTGTAGAGCTAGTACCGAAGAAGATTTGTTGTGATGCATTTTGGGAAATCTTCCACCCGAGGGCAATGTTAATACCAGTCACGTTGAATAAGTCACCAGCTGTAGAAGAAGCAGGCAAAGTGAGCGTTAGCAATGTGCCCTTATTACAGATATATCCATGACTTGCAACAACTGATTGATCTGCAGTAATCACTGACCAAGTTAGGCCACCTGCTGCTGGAGCAGAGCTTACCCAGTTCGTTCCGTCACTCGTCATGACATTGCCAGATGTTGAAGGCACTGCATAAGTTTCTGTTGAAGCCACCCAATTCGTTCCATCGGCCACGATAATTTTACGTATGGTTGCGCTCGCATTGGGGAACGTTGGCGTCGAAGCCACCCAATTCGTACCGTCCGCCACTAAGACCTTAGATGTGCCTGTAGCGACTGAGGGGTATGTTGCGGTCGAAAAACTTGGCGCTGCTGAGGCATTGGATTGTAGTACGTTACCTGTTGTACCAGGACCTGCAAGGATAGCTGGTATACCTGTGTTACCTGTTGTAAGTAGACCGTTATTTCCTGTAGCGAGGCCTGAAATTACACTTGTTGCAGAAGAGTATAGTATCTGATTGACAGTAGTAGTTGCAGGATAGGTTGCAGTTGTTGCCACCCAGTTTGTTCCATCTGCTCGAAGGATTGTTCCGGTACCTGTAGCGACTGAGGGGTATGTTGCGGTCGAATAGGTAGGATCGGCAGAAGCACCACCGGATTGTAAGACTTGGCCTGTGCTACCTGCTGCCGTTGCAACTACTGCACTTGTAGCTTGACCAATGACTACGCCATGGTTCGTTAATGTAGTAGCTGAAGGAGGTCCAGAAACGTTGATTGTAGCAGTTCCTCCAAGAGATACTGGAGAACCTGACACTGATACATTAGTGCCATTAGAAAGCGTAATTTGGCCAGATCCTGGAAGGGCGCCAGCTGGTATTGCACCAAAAGATGGATCTCCTCCGGTATTGCCATTAAGGACTTGATTTGTTAGTCCTGCTGTAAGAGAAGTAATAGCATTAGTTGTTGATCCTACAAGAACTGCATGATTTGTTACAGGAAGACCTGAGAATGTAGAAACTCCATCAAATCTCATAATCCCAGGAGTTGTCAAATTTAAACTATTTGCCGGTGTGCCTACCATATATTCCCCATATTATGCCATTATCCATGTTGCATCGGCTTCAAGTGCCCACCATGTAGAAGAAGCTTCTCGGTATACTAAAATTAGATTGTCTCCTAGAGCAGTGCTTGTAGCTGTTCCGCCTAGTGATGATGATTCTGCGCCTACTGCGATGAACTGTGAAGCGTCTGCTTGAACGATTATTGCACCCGTGGTAGCACATATTATGCTTACTGTTTGTCCCTGTGTGGCGCCTCCTGGAAGACTTACTGTTAAAGCCCCAGTACAAAAGTAACCTTCGTTGACTATTGCTCCAAAATCAACTGCTTCATCAAACCAATTCATGACTCCAGATGTAGCAGTAATGGTAACGGTGTTACCCGAACCGGAAGTACTTACGGCACCTGAACCAAATACATTAATATTATTAGATGCCGATGTCGCAGTGCCCGAATTCGTGACAAAATTAATTGGAACGTTGCTTGGTACATTTCCACTTACAGCAATTGAATAACCTGACATAGCTTAACTCGCATAGAAGGTTGACAGATTCACATACCCAGTGGATGCGGTACCTTTGGCATAAAATTGTGTATTTGCCGAGGTAGCCAGACTAGTAGACGAATAAGCGTTTGCTGATTCATCTAATGCGTAGCCTGCACCCGCAGCTAAATCAACATGTCCCTTTACGCCATCCCATGAAATAGTCACAATTACGCCACTATTGTTTACTATTAGTAATGACCTTGATGGATTTGTAATTGGAGATGCTACGAGATTCTCGTCAAGAAAAGGCTGAAAAGTGCCATCAAAGGACGCACTATTAATTCTTCGTATTGGTTCGGGCAGTAATTTCTGATGTAAATCAGGCATATAATTTCCCTTAAAAAAGGGGGATTTCTCCCCCTATTATTAATTTTGTCTTACAATGAAATAAGCATATGTTGACACATCGCCTGTCTGTGTTGATCCAGGTGTACCGACAATTAGAGATGTAACAGTAAAGCTAGTAGCATTGATGATTGTGTATGATAACTCACCAAGTGTTGTAGATGCCGCTACACCAATTCTCTGTAGGAATATCCTATCAGCAGTTGCAATGTTTGTATTAGCGATTGTCTGAGTACCAGCAGTTAGAACACCTGTTCCAATAAAGTCAGTTACTGCACCGCCATTCAATTGGAGCTGAGTAGCTACATTACCGAGGATCAAGTTACCATTTACTGTGCAACCTCCTGAACCTGTATTAATTACGGTTGCGGAAGCCCCTGTAATATTGCCGAGGGTCAAGGTTCGCGCTGCGGCCCCTGTACCGATATTTATGGCTTGAGCCACAGCATTGTTACCTACGTTGATTGCACCACCTGAACTATTTAAGCTTAATGCACCAACAGCATCTACAGTCACAGCTGCACCTCCAGAAAGTGCAATTGCACCAGAAAGTGCGTTACCTATGGTCACTGTTCCAGTAGAAGTACCAGAGTTAATCGCTGTGTTAGAGTTTTGGCTAGCATTGATGTTAACAACGCCCAAGAAGTTCATTGTTGTTGAACCATCCGCATTTCCCGCGTTCAAGGTCTTAGTACCAGTTCCCGTCAATAGGTTAACTGCCATAGTACCAGCAGCTCTGTTGCCAGTAGCAATCGCTGTGGTATGTGTACCTGAGGTTACAGCACCTGTAGCGATGTTAGTAAGTACTTGGCCTAGGGTGACACCACCTGAGTTGACATTGACTGTTTTTACGCTGTTTGCGTTAGTTGTAGCACCGCCAGTACCAAGATTCAAAGTATCAGTTACCGCAGCTACAACAATTGTTCCACCTGAAACAGTGGTTGTTCTTGAAGCAGCAGGAGCAATGTTGCAGAAATCTGCTGTAGTCACACGAGTATTGTTACCGATTGCAAGGACACCAGCACCAGCAGTACCAATTCCTGACATGATGTTTACAGTAGTATTTGCAGCAGAAGCACCGTTTGCTATGTTAATCGTTTGAGATGAAGTATTTATCCCATTTCCAATCGCTAGGGTATTACCATCAACCCCATTTCCTAGATTTATGGCCTTCGTCCCATTTCCTGTGGCTAGATTTAGGGTGATAGTCCCTGAAGCGGCATTGCCTGAAAGAATGTTTACGGTTGAGTCTCCAGCAGAGGCGCCAGCTGCAATATTGATTACTTGTGCACCTGTATTGACCGCGTTACCAATGTTGATTGTCTGGCCAGAAGCTGAAGTGCTACGACCAAGAGTGATAGTGCCTGTTCCTACAGATCCACCTAGAGTAATGGTACCTGTGGTCATTGCGTTACCGATTGTGACTGAACCAGCGGTTTGTGTATTTCCGAGCACGATAGTATTAGCTCCAGAGCCTCCAACTGTGATTACACGGGCTGTTGTTCCTATACCTAGGTTAACTGCGCCTGCATCGTTATCAGAACCAAGGCCAAGTGTTGTACCAGCAGTCTTAACATTGATAGAGCCATTAAATGTTGCAAGGCCTGTTTGAGTTTGGGTACCAACTACTATGAGGTTATCGTCTAGCGTAGTGACACCTGTTACATCAAGAGTACCAGGAAGATCAACGTTTGATGTCCATGCTGGTGCTGTTGCGCCTGCGTTTACTTGAAGAACTTGACGTGCAGTACCAAGAGCAAGTTTAGAAAGTGTTGTTGAACCAGAAGCGTATAACGTATCGCCAGTTGTATAAGATGTTTGACCTGTTCCACCGTCTGCCGCAGTAATTGCAGAAGAAAAAGATATTGTTCCTGAAGCAGTTAGATCTGTAAATGTTGCAGCGGCTGGGGTTGTTCCACCAATTATTCCAGGTGCAGCCATGATAGATGCAATATTAGAAGGCACTAAAGCAAGATTAGTAGCAGCTTTCGCAGCAGCTTCACCATTTGTAGCAATTTCTAAGATACCAGCTTGGCTAGTTGATGCAGCAGGTGCACCGAAAGTAATTAAACCAGCTACACCCTGTGGTGATACGGCTAGATCGTCTCTAGTTCCTGCAATTGTTTCGGATACAGTTGCGAATTCTACACTACCAAATCTGGATGTAGATGCTTTTGGTACGCCTAAATAGGCTAATGGACTTGACATAAGTTGGCTCTCCGTTATACATTTTCTCGATGGCAATCGAGTCTTTATTTTAATTCCCCTATACTGGTTGAAAATTAATTTACGAAATGATATTGTCTAAGCTAAATGGACTGTTGCATGAAATGTATAGAATGTGGTAAGATTGGTCCCGACACTAATTGGAAATACTGTTCTAGGGCGTGTAAGTGTAAAGGGATAGCTAAATTACCAAGAGGCGACCACAAACAAACTTACATGATTTGTCTTGAATGTGGTGGTAAATATTGCGTGGTGAATTCACGTGTGAAAAAGACAAAGTTTTGTTCTAAAAGCTGTCTTATGAAAAACACTAGGAAGAAAAAATAATGGAAAAGATTGATATATTATTATGGGTCGTCGCCGGTGGATTAGGTGCGCAATTCAGCTTGTTAATTTTTATGTGGGGATCACTCAATAGACAAATAGAATTCGTAAATTCGTCCTTATCATTGAGAATAGAAAAATTAGATGAAAAAATGACGGATATTGACCGTAGACTTTGTAGGCTTGAAGGTGCTTTTTCCGCTAAAGATTGTTGCAAATTAAATGATAATTCACAGATGAGGAAGGCTGAATAATGGATTGGAATCAAACATTTACTATTTTAATATCTCTTTTTGGTCTAATTTTATGGGTGTTAAGAGAAATGAAATCAGATAAAGCAAGTGTATCTGCAAGTATAGAAAAACTTTCAGAAGAGATAAAAAAAGAATCACGGGATTTTCACGGAAGACTTTCTACCTTAGAAGAAAAATATATACAAATGATGCAAAGATTTATGGAGAGGAAATAATATGTATACTATTTCAATGTTTATCTGTATATATATAATACTTAGGGATTTAGCGAAGAATTTACGTTAATTTTCATCTATCATCTCATTTATAGAATTTGCATTTTTTATAGCTGTTGCCGGATCCAGAGGGCTTCTGAAAGAACGAAGTATTCTTCTCATCTTTTCTGAAGTAAAAATTGAAGCACCAAACTGTTTTAAAGCTAATCCTGAAACTGCCATGCCAGTTCCAAGAAGTAAAGATAATTGCGGCCCCAGAACTGCACCTAAAGCTAATTTTGATGGTGTTGATAAAGTATTATAGAACTTATTAAAAATACCCGGTTCCTTAATTTTTGATGCGGCAAGACTCTTAATGATTCCATCTGACCATTGTTCAATATTTCTTATAAACTGTACTCCATCTACTCCCATAATTTCACTCATTACAGTTTCGTAACCGGGATCACTTAAAATATCTTTTGCTTTACTCCAATCTATACTGCCATCTTTTGAAACAATAGAATTGAACATATCTTCAACAACTTGTTTTTCAAGGACTTTGAATAATTTCTTTCCTTGATCTGTCCTTCCAAATGTTTTCTTTGCAATCGAATATCCTTCGGGAGTTCTCATTGCTTTAAGAGTGAAATCTGGTCGTTCCCCTTTCGTAATTGAAGCGGACACATCCCCAAGCATATTTTGTTCTAAAAGTCTCGTTTGACCTTTAGATGTCAGATTATCGCCTAAATCTATGAATTTCTGAGCAGCATTTTTCGCTTTATCAGAAAGGTGAGGAGAAAGATTTTTGAGTGTTTCGGTGGCTTGTTTATGATTCATTCGCCCAATTTGTTCTACAAGCTGTCTATCAACATCTTGGACATGCGCGCTTTGTTTGCCAAAAACATTTATTAAATTTTCAAGATTAGAAGGATTTAAGAAATCTGCACCTAAATTTTCTGGAACTTCTGATTGTCGCAGTTTGCTGATAACATCTTTTCCAAATTTTTTTGCCGTGGCTTTATAAGATTCCTCTGCTTTTTCATAGGCTTGAAGCACTGCGGGTCTCGAATTTTTAAGAGATGACTTAAATTCTTCCTTAACAGTTCTTTGAAGAGGTCTAAGCCAGTCTTTTACAGAAGGAGAAAGGGTTTCATAATTAATGGCATCATTAAGTCTTATAGATAAATCCATAAGTTTATCGGATTTTAATTTATGATTTCCTGATATCATAGAATTATATATAGCTTCAATAGCTTGTTTATTTCCAGATTGAATTGCGTTTTGTATAGTTTCTATTGTAGGTGAAATTCCAGTTAAATCTTGTATTACATCTTTGACCAAACTTGCAGTTTGACCATATCCAGTGGGACTAGTTTTTAAACTAGTCAATTTATCGAAAAGTTGTCTAGCCATATTTATAGAATTAACTGGATTAACTTCAATTTTTTCAGCAGCGGTTCGAACCCCCTTATAAAGAGGCTCAAAAACCTTTCTTTCAGCCATATACTGTGCGGTTGCAGCTTCTTGCACATCTTTCCATGCTTGCTGTGGTAATTTATCTACTTTTGCCACATCGTCTAGAATAACTGCTCTGTTACCTTTTGCAATTAAATTTTCAGTTTCTCTTGAGGAAAAGTTACCAAAATCAGAGAGAGCTTCTTTTGAAATTGCAGAGATTCTATTCTTTGAATCTTTTAATATATCATCACTCAGACTTAATGCTTGTTGTTCTAGGGTTTTTGGAACTTGTGAAGCTTTTCTTTCAATTTCTAAAGCAGTATTTGGTTTTAAAAATCCAGTCAATAGACCGGCGATTAAATCACCCCAATTCTGTGCACCTTCACTAGCACCTATCATCTTTAACGTTTCTTTGGCTCCTAAGCCTGCTCCTTCAGCAAGGACTGCTTGAGCGCCAAGAGCTGGATTTAGAGCAAATAAAGGAGCCGTACGAGTTGCTCTTCGAACTAGTTCTTGTTGAAGTCCGCCTTCTGGAATTTCATTCTGAATAGCGCCAATACTTCCAAGCATCGTAGCGCCGCCCGGAGATACGTACTCATCGGACAACTCTTGTAACTCTTGCATGGTAGGCATCTGGCCTTGTTGAATCCTTCCAAGAACATCATGCTGTTGGCCAAATTTCTGTTCTTGTTGAGCACCTAATACACCTTCAGCTTCTGGAACTCTTTCGTTTATGGGATTTTTAGGTAATCCCATTTGTTCAGCTTGGCTATGTAAGAATGCTTGCATACCTTTTTCAATAGGATACAATGGTAGACCGAGACCAGCCGTTGCAAGATCAAGTCCGCCTTGTTCTAATCCCCTAACGGTTTGTCTTGCATTAGATACGTCTTTAGCGGGTTCAAGAACTTTAAATTTCTTCTGTTCTTCTTCTTGCTTTTTTGCTTGTTCTAATATTCTGAAAGCCATTTTATTCTTTTATCCATTTTGTGCCGTTAGAACGATATTTTTGTCCCTTATCATCTTCAATAAGCATGCCTTCATTATTCTTGGGAGGTGGCATTTTGTCGACTGAAGAACCCTGCTCTAAAGGTTTTTCTTGTGAGCTTTGCATTTTATTTCTGTTTTTATATAAAGCATCAATTTCTTCGTTCAACGGCTGGACTGCTTCATCAACTAATTGTTGAAAATTTGGCGGTAAGTCCAAACCAGCTTTGGCGTAAGAATCAGCCATACTTGAGGAGATATCCCCATAAGCATTTTGTATTTGAGCAATTCTTTTAAAATATTGTGAAGCTTCCATATTTGCTTCAGTTGTCTTAGAAGGTGACATTGCAATACTTTCAAGCCATTTTAATTTAGCATCAGAGAGTCTAAGACCTTTCATGTTAGTAAAATTTGTAATTACTTCTTTTGCTTTAGTAGCAAGTATTTGGTCAGATTTACTATAAAATAAAGAAGCCGCTGGAGTAGATTTAAGAGTCCTAGCAACAGCATTACTGGAACGTTCAGGATCCAAAATTGCGGCATCCAGATCATCCCAAGTTTCTAACATTTCTTTTGCAACACGTCCGCTTTCTTTCGTTTTTGTAAGATATTCAACATTTGTTTTTGCCATTTGTTTATTAAAAGGAGTATTCGCGGCGGATCCAACTTTTGGTTGCCCCGCTTGGATGCTTTTAACAGATTCTAAAACATCTTTAACAGGAGCTCCTTGTTGGAGAGCTTGAGTCATAAATTGATTAACTCGATTCTGATCCCATTGTTCACCTTCTTTAGGTTGCATTTCAGAAAGAGTTTTACCTAAAGTTTGAGAACCGAGCTTTTGCTGTTCCATCGCTCTTTGTTCATCGGCAAGTTTTCTTTCTTGTGCGCGCTGTTCCAAAGCTACTTGAGAAGCTTCTTGCTGTTTTTTTTGGCCGCGTTGCATCAAAGCTTGTCCAAGAGTACCAATACCTTGCTGTATCCCTTTCATTCCCCAAGGATCTTCAGGAGCATTAAAAGTAATAGCCATTATCTTGCCTCCAACGCATTAATTTTAGCATCGAGTTGTTTAACACAATTCACTAGAATAGAGACAAGCCCGTAAAGATCAACTCCTCTAATGCCATCAACACTAGCTTGTATTTCTTTTGGCATCTCTTCGGCAATTAATCCTACGCGATCATGTTGAGCCCCTGGAACTGGAATTATGTAGTCATACTGCTTCACATCCATATTTCGCACTGTCTCAAGACCTTTGTCATAGTCGCGGATGTTTTCTTTAACTGTACTCGAGGAAGCCATAATTCCGGCAGCACCTAATGTGCCTGCTACTTGACCAGTCGTTCCAATTATATCCCCAAGAAGACCCTTTTGTGGCCCTTGTACAATAGGTTCAAATTGACGTTGCCCAAGAAGAGACATCATTTGTTGTAAGGCACCCATTTGTTGGTTACCCTTCATCTGATCGTAATTAATTCTTTGACCGGCAAGAGTATTAGATAAATCCCCAGCACTCGAGACTAAAGCCTGATTTAAAGCTGAAGATGATCCAGCATTAGCATCGCCAAATCGTTGTTGAATAGCAGGTAGCATCTGTTGTTCGTAAGTTCTCATTGCTGGGTCTATAATCCCCTTCTGGAATTGTTCTTCGTTGCCGCCTTCTAACAATTGCCCTGTTGCATTTTGTGCATTTTGGCCTTGGCCACTAAGCAGTTGCTGGAGAAATTGCTGTTGCTGTTTTGTCATTAGGTTCGCTTTGCCCACTTGCTTGGCGTCCGATCCCATCATTGTCTCGCCCATCTTGAAACTCCATCAATACTTGTTTAGATTTCTTGAATCCATATTTTTCTGAATGTTTTGGACACCGTGTTATCCAAAAGACTGTTTTAAGTTGTGCGCCATCTTTAATTTCTCGGCACTTATTCACGAGAAGTTGCACCGCTTTCCCGCTTCCCCAGTACTCCTTGTCCATCGAGAAAGAATTTATCACTAAAGATTCTGATAATTCATCTATGAACATCCAGCAAAAACCTTTAGTAATCTTTTTTTCATCTACTAGCACATATAGCAAATTTAAAGGATTTAATACCACCATTCCGTCCACATTGCTCATACACGCAAGCTTTTGAAATTGAATAAATTTATCTACAGAAAATCGTCTATCTTTAATCTGCTCAATATATTCTTCTGGAATGTGTATGGGATCAAAAATTCTTACCCAAGAAAGATTTTCTATCATGTCTGATTCTCAAGCTCCTGACCAATATATTCCATATAACCTACAAATCCACCACCAGTAAAAGACACCATTTGGATTGGATTCAAGCCAGAACCACACTCAAGGACTTTCCCTTTTATGGTGTTTGGCTGGCAATTCCAGACTAGATATGTATACCCCGCTGTAAAGACATTATCGCTGCTATTAGACTGCATAACGCCAACCCAAGGCGTACCCTGGCTGTTAGCGGATTGATAAGGCATCTCAATAACAACATCGGCTGAAACAGAGAGAAACGACCAAGCAATATCCATCCAAACTTGAGTCATAATTCCTGATCGACGAGTCCAGCCATATTGTTTGGTGTATGTGACACTCGAATCGCTTACATTATAAAGTTTTGGTGTCCAAGGTTTAATCCATCCATTTACATTCTGAGCAACTTGCTGGTATGTATCTGTCATTTTATCTATGAGGTCGCCCATATATTCTTTGAACTTTGCGGGGTTCTCATCTACAAAAGTCTCAGGTCGGTACGGGTATATTATATCAGTTGGAAGAGTCATTAACCACCTATCATTCGATTGCCAGAAGGTTTAAACCAGGGCATAATCGCGTTAATTCTTAAATTATCATCTATACCACTATTGGTAATTCTAATGTAATGCTCATAGCCTTTTCCGCCAGCATAGGCTCTCTTCCAAGTTTTATTATTATTGTATGCTCTAAGGGAAATTTGTCCACCACCTTCATAAAAGCTAAAGGAAGAGGCATTTATACCATCGAGTGAGAAAGTATCATCATCAATCACAGTTATTGTGTACGGTCCTCCGGTAAGTTCTTGCATACTATCTAAATTATAAATATATACTTGATCTCCCGTAGACAGTCCGTGCTGAGCTACATTGATATCAACATCCTCAACAGTATCAGGTATAATATTAATTATATCTCCTAAATAACCAAGATTAGGGAGACAATTCATAGTCTGAATTGCATATGGAGTGACAATATCATCGCAGAAAAATTCAACTGTGAAAAATGTATCTTGATCTGAGTCTACATAGAAATCAACATAGCCCATTTGACACTGGAGTCCTTGATCTTTATATGGGTTCCAGCTTGCGCTCATTATTGTAAGATCTATAGGATTTCCTAGATCATCGCCACCCTCTTCGAGGAAAAGAACGCGTCCAATTTGATCACCACCAATAAATTTTTCATCACCCGACTGGAAGAATCCTGAACCCCACGTTGCCTCGGCAGCTTGGGAAAAGGAGATATCTAAGTCATTAGCCGCTATAAAATCCTGGAAGGCATAATCACGACTTGTTTCGGCATATCCAAGAGTACTCATATTTATATAAGAGTCACTATCCTCATCAAAAACATAGGCTGTATAGATAGAGTAACCGTTATCTTCGTCTGTTCGAACTAAAGCAAAATTTGAAGTCTGCGGGTTTTCTAAGATATCAAAGTTAACACTTGAAGAAGGATATAAAGTTAAAGAGTGGAGTAAATTGAAATTTCTAGCTGAATACATTTGTCCGAAAGCTTCATCATTGATAGCGTCTGACATAAAGTTTGCTATTCTTTCGTCTACTCTCACCACTTCATTGCGATCGCAAGCAACAATACCGCGCTTGCCAAAAGATACAACATATCTATCATATTCAATATCCGCGTAAGGGGCTTCACATGCACGAAAACTATTAATACGAACCCATCTAAAGGGCAGAGCAGGATCGGATGTAGGTTCAATTACCCATACAGAATTTGTAAATTTCACCACAATACAATCAGAAAGAAGTGTGGCAGAAATCATTTGTTCCGATGTTGGGGCATCTACAAAACCACCATTACCAGGGGTAATCTCGTTCCAGTTTTCACCTGAATCGGCTGGATTGCCAGCTCTTGACCATCGCAAACGTTGTGAGAAATTTGTACCCGAACCAATTGGAGGAGTTCCAACGGGAGCTACAGTTGATTCTACTGTATTTAAAACAAGAAGGCGTTGACGAAAAGCAAAAATAAACTGCGCTGCGACTATATAATTTCTAGTGGCAGATACTGAAGGGGGCTGACTATCGGGAAGAAATTCATTCGTTGTTGTTCCAGTAGTAAATGATCTCATTGGAGAAATAGGAACACTAGTATCTCCATTGAAGTTTGTAAAATAGAAGGTACTCGTTGGAAATGAGCCAGTACGACCAAATGAGGCTGAATTTATAAACGAAGAAACTGATCCATTGAATATATCTACTGTATCTAGCGGATCAAAAGTTTGAGTTCCTTGATTAAAAATAGCCGCTCTTTTAGTGTCGAAAATAAGTAACTGACTTGCATTGTTAGTATCTACAAATGTTTTTATTCCCATGATTGGTAGTGTTCCGACAACATCTGGATCATAGATCATGGTTCCGAATTTAACCATGCCGGAACGTTTTATAATAACACCTTTATAGAGATAAGCGTTCACTATTTCAGTGAAAGCATCCTGGGGCAAAATCCATGGCTGAATTACCGTATCAAGACCAGTCGTAAATGCTGATATCAAATATGGTGTATATGTCACTAAACCCGTCCCCCAAAAACAGCAAAGCAAAATCCAACGTCATCAACAACAAAATCATTACTAGAAAAACTATATCTTTGCATCTGCACACTAAAATCAGCCGCAGTTTGACCGAAAAGTAAACTTACATATGCTGAGGTTCCACCTGTATTTCTTGGTGTAAGTAGAATAGAATAGTTATCTGCCGAAGTCATAGGATCTGTGAAAGTTACTGTATAGTTACCAGAACCAGAACCATTTCTTACAGCGCTTGCTATACCATAAGAACCGGCTTGTAAAACTCCATTAGAAGCTACTCGGCCCTGTGCGGAACAAAATGCTTGCTGAGTATTTACAACTTGAAATGCGCCTGTTTGTAATCGTATATCTGAACCGTATAGAGGCTGCGTCCAGTATCCAACTCCTCCACCATTAGTCAACCTAGTGACATTAGAATTATCATCTTTAAAGAAAAGTTCAGTAAATCCAGATCCGTTAAGTTTAGTAAAAATTAATCCGGATCCTGCGATACCTCCCGGATCTCCTAATCTAAATGCTAGTTGCCATTTTCTACTAGGAACAGCACCTCCCTCTATAGCCTGCCAGTTAGCTTGGAATAGAGCAGGGGAAAGCCTAATCTTAGTTGCATTCGTAGGTTGTGTAGGATCCCAAGACATTTTTACCTCAAAACTTTAAAACATTGGTCGTGTACGTTCATTCATAAGATTTTGAAGCGTACGAGTAATTATGTATCCAATTTGTTCTTTATATAGAACAGTAAGCTCTGCATAACGATCCATCTCGCCATAATCCATTACAAGGTCTCTAGCGGCCCCGTAAGCAATAGCTTCACCCCATTCCTGTAGGGTAGGTGTATCGCTACCATTAACAAGCGGCGTAGGGATTATATAGGCCTTTACCATGACTCGATAAACAGTGTCAGGAACAGGATAGAATCGAAACTGTGAATTGTAGTAGAGAACCGCAATCGGTTGGCCCAAAGGGATAACTTCAAAGCTCTCCCAAATATTTACACTTGCAGGAGGTGCAGTAAAGAATGATACGCTTATGGCTCCAGTAGTATAATTAACACTTCCAGTGCCACCCATATCACCGACAAGGACACCGCTACCATTATCCGTAAATGTCTCAACATTATCGGTTATGATAACACTGCCTGGAGAGATGAAAGGAAACTGAACGACGTTAGAGAAATTCTGTGTACTTCCGTCCCCTGTCCAGGGTATCAAGCGTTGGATCTGCTCAGGATTCTCATTAAAATAGACCACGGGATCTTGATAATAGAGCAATGGTTTTAAATCTATATATACAGGTGGCTCTATATTTGTGTAAGTTGTATCAGGGAAATTATAAAACTGTTCATTAGCAACAGTTTGAAAATTATAATAAGTATGTTCTTTTTCAAGTTTTAATTCCGCCGGTAAAGTGAATTGATAATAATTATTAATATATGTATCAATAGTGGAATCAGCGAGCTGGTTAGAGCTTAATCTACCCGTGACCTGACGAACTTTTTTGCGTATATCTGCTAAATTCCAGCCCATATTTCACCTTAAGCAAAAACTTGACGACATTGAAATCGCGGTTTAGTTGAAACTTGTTTTTTAATCATTCGTCCTTGGCCATCCGGTTGCCACGACCAAACAGGAGTATTTCTTGATTCAATGTGCTGACAAACCTTTCGTGGTAGTTTATACTTGCCACCATGCATAAGTGTGTATTTCTTGAAGTTCTTGGTATTTCCATAGCAAAATGTATTCATCAAACCAGGTTCTTCAGTGTTGTAAAATTCAACATCGATTTCTTCATCTAGCCATTTCTTTTCCTTTTCACTCATTTCCTTAACAGGAGTCTGAGCTATACCATTATCAAATGCGTTTCTATCTGTCATATATCCCTCGTAAAATTAGGGGGACTTAAGCGTCCCCCATTAAGTTAACAAACTGAATTGTCGCCTTTAACGTTAGCGACCATTACATCGCCATCTGTACCGACAACACCTGTACCAATTAAGATACCTTGGATACCAAAGTTCTCAGTTGGAATTGGGTTACCTGCTGAATCTTCAACACGGCTTGCAACACCACCAGACACATAGGCGCTATAGCCTACTGTACTTTCTACAAGTGTGATTGCAGTTGCTGTAACAGATGCTACAGTGTATGTACCGTTCAACGATGCAGTTCCTGCACCATCATCAGCTAATTCTGCTACTTTAATTGTGTCACCTGCAACGATGCCAACTAGAGCAATATTACTTGCTGTAATGACACCAGGGTTTGCGTTAGTGAAACCGCTGATAGTAGCTCCATAGATTGATGATGTTGATAAAGGTGTAAAACCGTTTGATGTGGTTACTGCACCAGTATCTACTGTCTGATAGTAGCCGTTAGGCATTGCTGAGTTCCAATAGTAGGACTTTCCATCCGTAAGATTGGTCGTTTGAATCTCAGAAATTGCAAAGCCAATGCTTTGATGCCTAGCTACTGCTGGGGTTGGATTTGTCCAACCGAATGTTTTTGCTTGTGTCATTTTATGTTCTCCTTAAGAATGGGTTGCTTCAAGATTCAACATAAATGAGTCATTTAAAATTCTTGAAACGAATGGATGTTGCCAACCTACCGTTCCACGTTGATGCAATGGGTCAGCTGAACCAGCGGAACCAAGTGGCTCAATATAGAATTCACCACTCTCTACACCAAGGTGTACGACGGCATATGCTTCTTTACCGATGATAAAGTTGTTGTACACTGGTATAGCAGCGCTAGAAACACTCCCTACACTAGTGTAAAGCCATCTTACGTTACCTGTACTTCCCCATTCTGCGTCCAGAACAGTCTGTTGGCTAGGATATTGTGCAGTATGAACAAAGTTCTCTACCTGCTCAAGATCATCCAAAAGTGCTGTATCAATATAGCCCCAAAAACTAGGACGAATTGGCGCAGTTCCGAACATATCCATACCGGTGATGACTTCTGAAATCATCTCCGCGTTATTTCCCAGAAGAGTTTTAACAGCAATATTGATATCAAGTTCATTAATCTCTGTTGGTGTGTTTCCGTTACCACCATTAGCACATTGAAGTACTGAAGATGTACTCGCAAGTACGTCTCTTGTAACTTCATCCATGGTCTGACCAAGGTTTTGTGCAAGTAGACGTGCAGATTCATTAAGCACTCTATCTTGTACTGTGAACTCGACTTGGTTTGTTAATGTAACAAAGTTACCGTAGAAGTCTACACGAGCTTTTAGGTCTTGTGTACTTAAAGCAGTTCCTGGAGGTGTTATACCATCTGTTAATGGAATTGGAACGGTAGCTAATCTGTTATATCGTCTAAATACAATAGTGTCTCCCATCTTACGTGGTAACTGTCGACGCTGCGCAAACTTTGTATGAATAAGCTTAGGATAAGCTGTCATCAATAGCAGACGGTCGTAGTAATCACGCACAGCTGGAGGGAGAACGCTGACGTTTGTAATTGTCATATTTCCTCTTTATGTGGTTATTAACCCATATTCCTTGCAGCAAACTTCATGAAATCCGAATCGTTCATAGTCTTATATGCCTCTCCAGTAATACCAGACGTGGCACCTCCAATGGAGGAGAGATTCCCTGGTCTTTGCAAGTTTTGAGTAGCTTGCTGAGCCTGTGGAGATCGATTTTGTTGTCTTTGTTCTTGGAGATAAGTGTCTGAACGTTTTGCAAGATGATACGCCGCCTTATAAGGGTTGGGCGCACTCATGATCATTTCTTTAAGATCTGGGTCGGTTTTTAAAACATCCGGTAAATATTTTCTGACCACATCATTATAATCTGGGTATGCTTGAGCCATCTTCAGTTCTTCTACAGCGAGTTTTTGTTCGTGAGAAAATTGATTTATGAATTTCTTAGCTTCTCCGACAGTGAGCACGTCATTGTCAGATAAACCATTAAATTCATCAGGTGGTGCGGCTTTAGCGTTGTTAGCTTTCAGCAACTCCATGTGGTCTTGCATTAACTTCAGATTTTCTTGAAGTTGTTGGCGCTCGCGCCTTTCTGCTTGTAAAGCGGCTACTGGAACTAATTGTTCTTGTTGCTGCTCATGCATTGGCTGCTGAGTGTTAAGATCAGTCTGAACGGCGGCTTCAGATGTAACGCCCGTCTGCATTGGTTCCATTTTGGCTCTCCTAATACGCCCTTTACTCGATGGCAATCGAGTGCGATGGCGGCTCGTTAATTATAAACATAAGCATCAGGGATCGATGTCTCGTAAACTTGACACCCTTCCTGTTCTACTCCTAACAATTCAAATCCGAATGGTTTGTCTGGCATATTGACTTCCCAACGAATTGTTCCTTTTTGGTTGTTTACCTCTCCTACGATCATACCCACTTGTCGTTGCGGTCTCATCCCGTAGGCTTTAATGACTTTGGCTAATGCGGGTAATCCGTTATGTTTGCGCTTCGAGGGACTAGCAAATAAAACAATCCAGTAAGGCTCGGTGCGGTCTTTATTCGCATTCAGCATTTTCTCGATTATTTTTTCATCATCCTCAACAATCGCTTTTGATGTTTCCCCTACTTCTTGAGTCATTTTTTACTCCCTAGAAATCGTATTCAAATGCTTCTTTAGGAGTGCCTCTATAATCATAAGGAAGTGCATTTACGCGCTTTCCATCATAATCAGGGCAAGGATCTACATAATAAGGCTTGGAAGCATGCCCCATAATGCCATCACCCATAGAACCGGCCTTCTCAACGTTAAGATAACGTTCATTCATAGCCTTAGATGGGTAACGCGCATCAAGTTTTTCCTGCTCCGGAACCTTATTCATTTTTGGTTTACCTGGCATTGTTCACCTGTTTTGGTTGTGTTTGTTTATCGGCTTGTGCCGAGATTGCAACGTCTTCCGCTTTCATTTGTTGTTCTTGAGCACGGTTGACGCCTTCCAATGCCATAAAGACATCGAGAAGCTTTAAAACTCTATCATCGTCCATTGCGTCTAACTGTTTGATTGCCTGCATTCGTTTCAAATCGGCGTCAGATCGGTTATCAAGTGACTTCGATACTCTTTCGTCTTCTAGGCCGAGATTTGCAATAGCTCTTGTAAATCGTTCTTTTGCTGAAGCAATATTCGAAATAGATTGAGACTGGAATAGCTCGGATTGAACGCGGACCTTCTCCATCTCGACTTGAGTAACTTGCTGTTGCGCTTGCTGCTGCTGTTTGTTGAATTCTTCCATTGCCTGCATGTATTCAGTCTTACCTTGGAGAGGTGCAACTTTTGCAAGTAATCCAGGTGGAACTGGCTCGCCGATCTCTTTAAGAGCAAGAAGCTGGTTAAAGAACATCTGTTGTTGACTATTAGTGAGCACGCCTTCTTGAACGGCTATATCGTAGCGTAGGGCATCTAATTTAAAGATCTTTTCGTCAGGCTCTTCATTAATGATGCGCTTGATCTTTTGTTTAGACCAGGATTGCTGCATTTTCAGAATTTTCTTAGAGATACATTCTTGAGCAAAACGCATGTTATCAAAGATATCTTGCAGACCTACAAGCGCAGCTCCTTGACGAAGCATCACTTTAAGTCCAGAATCTTGCTCGGAATCCGCTTGGCCTAATAGTTCTTCCGAAATATTCGCCACTTTCATAATATGTCCCTCAAACATGTTCTTCAATTCGAAGAAACTGGGGGGTATTTGAGCAGGCTGTATCTTTACTATTGCATCTGGTGCCAAACCTTTTTTCTTAAATATCGCTCTACCTTGAGATGTCTGATAGAGAGATCTTGGGTTGATAACGGCATCTTCTTCAGCAATCCAGCCAGAGTTAATTTGGCTCTGAACGAGGTCAAGCATCTGCGAGCTCATCTGATTAGTGATGCGCTGCGGATCTATCATAGTCCTAACGAGAGATTGAACCTTTAAAACGTAATCGTAGCTTTCAGGTTCGAAAACTCCGAAGAAAGGCACGAATGGGTATTCATTTAGACCATATGGATTTTTCTCAGACTTGATATATTCACTATTTACGATGATGTGCTGGTAGACAAAGGGTTCTATTCGTTCGATAACCTCCATATTTGGATCAGCAAATAGGAAGTAGTCGGATTCTTCCCCTAGATATTCCATTGTCTCGCCAGTTAAAGCATTATATAGGAATTTCTTGGGTTCCCATCCTTGTTCCCAGAATTCATCATATGCCATCATCTTGCCACCGTTAGGCAACTGCTGATAAGGTAACCATGTGAATTTATCGTCTCTTTCCCATCCAACGTGGTAGAGCATATCTAAGTCTTTTTCCATGCCTGGAAGCAGTGATTTAACCATTGGAAGTGGTAGATACTTACGTCTTAAGATATTAGAACAATCCGACATGTCTTTTTTGGTAAAATATGGATCACAGATGAAGCCATTATACGGCTCTCGTGAACATTTTATTTGACCATCAAGTGGATCTGTTCTATAATCTTTCCATAAACTGAATAGGTTCCAACCTGTGATAAGGGCGCCCTTAAAACAGTCGGAAATCTGTTCGTACATATCTCCGTGCTGGAATGTATATAATAATAGTTTTGTCAGTTGGTCTGCTGCCCGTTGATCACTGGCTTCAATTGGTACGCACACTGACGAATGACGATGTTTTTTCTGATATCCGGTTACCATGTTGATATTTGGTCGGATGAAATTATTTACATAGGTACTTCTACCATCTTGGAATATTGCTCTCTTTTCTTCTTCGTTCCACTGATCCCCGAGATACATTCTCAGATCACGATCGGCATAAGGAAAAAGAGGATTCCAAGCGTAATAATTCTTATAGTAGGCTTGATAGTAATTGTTGACGATCTCTTGCCCGATCAGCATTTAACACCATTTCAAAAAGTGAGTTCATATACTTTCACTTACTTGAAAGAGGCGGGAGGGGTGAGTAAGCACCCCTAATGCTGATCAGGCTTTCCCGCGAAAATTTTGCTAAATTAAACGTCTTAGTGAGTTCCCTGCGTCTTCATCTGTATAAAGTACATGATTGAGAACATCTTCTAATTGTTTTGCTATAATTTTATCCTTATCATTAAAGGGGATTATTTGCACTGTCTTTTTAGATGTATTGCCTATTGTTACCTTTATATCCGCCATGAAATCCCTTACCATATGCTCGCTCCATTGCATTCGCATCCGCTTCCGTCATTCCACCCTGCATTCGATCGAAGAAGTGGGTATATAGTGCGTATCTCTGTGCATCGCAAGAATGGTCGTTCTGTTTGATGGGCTGGTCAATTCCACGCTTGCTTGCCCTTTCATCCCAAAGATATGTGCTGTATTCCTTAATGGAATTCACACATGTTTTACATATCTTATATGTTCCGTTTGAAAGTAACTGTCCTTGAAAACGAATCCCTGGAATCACATCATTCTTTGCATCTAGTACATCCACTACCCCGACTTTTCTCATCTCAACTTTGAAAGATAAAGCAGATGGGTCTATATAAATTGCCTTTACTGGATAACCAGATATAAAATCAATTAAATCTTTGGCGTAATCACTATCGCTTTTTTGTCTATTTTTTGCTTTTGAATCGTAATAGTATTCTTTCTCTAGCCAGATGTTTGGATATAGTCCAGAATTATACCCAATGAGAGAGAAAACACAAGGGTTGCTAGTACCATAGTCAATACCGCAAATATAATAAGTAGCCGGTCCAGGAGGCTGCAGGATCGTGTGCAAGTCTTCCGTAAAAAAGTCATAAATAGCTCCTTCTGCTAATACCCATTTACCCTCGATATAGCGCTGATACCAGAGGCCAGAATATTCTTTTTTTAGGTTATTTTTGTAGTCTTCCCCAAGAGAGGGGTTATCTTCGATAGAGAACTTGAAGACCGCGATATCTCTTTCAGCCGCCTTGTCGATAAATTCGACCTTGAGCCAATGAAAAGGGGAATCTGGATTGGTCGAACCAAATAGTTTTGCTCCAGGTAACGATAACCTAGAAAAGAGCATTTTCGTAAAGTTCTCAGGTATGATCGTAACTTCGTCGAGAAGTGCGCCCACATATTCTGACCCACGGATCTTAGCTTCCGCTCTTTCGTCGTTTGCTCCAACAACATCTATTGTCCTTCCCCATAGTTTGATCTCACCTTTACCAGAGAGATACTGTAAATCATCGCCAATCAGGTCATAGAGAGGTCGAACGATATTACGCTTAATAGTAGGCTCTGTTCTTCCACATACGATTAGAGGACCTTTAGGGCCATTCTGAATGAAATCTATCCAACGCCAGAAACAGGCATAGGATTTACCAGATCTAACAGGACCTTCCCAAATGTTAAGTCTCGCTGTGCTCTCCACTAGACTTCGCTTCTGTATCGGACTTAATATCTGCTTTAACATAATCGAGTAACTCTTTCCAGCCTTTTTTGGCCTGTGTTTCTGTGTCTTTACCGTCTAAGAAGTCAGTATGATGACCAAATTTATCAAGAACCCACATAAGGCAGTGATTGTCACCTTCAGCGATTCCTTTCGAAAAAGTCTTTTGAAGACAGTCTTCTACTAAGGATTTTCTAAGTTCATCAAGCCAATCTTGCATACCCCAAAGCGCTATCCTTTTCTTTATGGTCTCACAGCCAATCTCAATTCTATAAGTAATACTTAGATACTTTTTTGCTGCAAGAATAAAACCTCTTGTTTTAGTAAGAGCTTCTATTAATTGTTCGCATTTCAACTCAGGTCCACTATCTTTTATCATAATCTTTCACGTAATCTCTTGTCTTATCATAATATTTCTCTTCATACTCGTTTCTATGATATCGACATAGGTTTTCAGCCTTTATTGGGCTAGTAACAGATAAGCCTTCGTCAATCCTACAATACTGGCAACGAACCTTATCTTTCCTATCTATCTCAGTTACAATGTTTTTAATCAACTCATCAATTATTTCATACTTATCTTCTAATGGTATTGAAGTAGCACAAAATTCTCGCCATAATTGCTTAGACTGACCTGATAGCCATTCTTTTTGATATTTTTCTACGCCGTCTTTTTCTGTGCATTGAGCATATCTTTTATGCAAAAATTCATACAAAAGATCAAAAATGACGTTTTCCATTCTCATAACTGCGTACCCTCATGCATTGGCACAGCGTTGTCTGGCTTAAGTGGTTGATTGGCTATCTTTTGTTTTTCTGCTGCTTGCCTTTCAACTCCGGTGAAGGATATTTTATGGTAGTTTTGCTCTTGAGGTTGGTGCTTTCTGAAGCTTTTATCCCTTTTTTCTGGGCCAAATTGTTCAGGCATTGGCTTGCCATATTCCATAGGTGTGTTATCGCCATAGCTCATTTTCCTTCTCCTTTTGATTTTATGTATTTCAACCATTTTCTCCAATCTCCCAAAGTGGGACCCTCTTCAGAATTTCCTAATTTAGTGTCAATTGATTCATAAATAAACAATAAATTATTTCTTTCATCTTCGTATCCTTTTATATACCTATCTATTGTATCTAACCTATCTTTAATTTCTTTTATTACTGAATATGGATCTTGAGCTAAAAATATACCAGACATTATTTCTTTACCTTTGTTTTATATTTTCCAGGAAACTTAATAACATTTACGGCTTCGAGAAACAATCCAACATCCTCTACTTCTTCAAACTCAAAAATAACTTTAGGTATCTTGTCTTTTGGTAAAGGATCTTCGAAATCATCTGGATTAAATCCCCATTCACACAAAAGATTAGTATCCCATTCATTGGCGAGTTTATCCCAATCCCAATCACCTGTATTTCTGTTCAGACGTATATTGAGTTCGTCTATCATTCGTTCATTAAAATCTCTATCCCCATCTATTACCCAGCATTCTATTTGTGTCCAGCCAAGTTCTTGACAAACCTTAACCCGTTGATGACCACCAATGATTATTCCGCCTTTAGTGATAATAGGCTTGTCTATAAGGCCAAACCTTATAATACTACGCCTAAGCTCTTTCTCCTCTTCCTTGCTCAAGTAACGAGGGTTCTTATGGTGAGAATTAAGATCGTCGATATCTCTAAGTTCAAGATGCCAAGTCGTTAAACTGACGTTTTCGTCTTGCATTTTTACCACCAGATTTATGTTTCTTTTCTTCTTTACTAACTAGATTCTTAAGCTTTTTCAAAAGCGCCTTATGTTTCTCTAGCCATTTTTCGAATTTCACACCTAATTGGAGCGTCATATTATAACAAAAAATATCATTAACACATTCCATTTTCCTCAAAAGAGTTCGTGCATCTTCAATAATAGTAGGCTGGTCATGCATAAGGCTCATTTTTACTTACCTTTCTTTTTGCCGGCTTGGGCCATCTTTTCCATCTTCTCTTTGCCATACTTTTTCATTCCGATAGCAGCGGCCACAGCTTTAGGATCTTCTACATCACCCTTAGCCGCTATTGATTTCTCTAGTTTTTCGAATCTCTTGCCAGATCCAAGTTTTGGTTGTTTAGGCATCTTTCTTCCTTTTGTCTGTCATTCCTGTTTTTCCTGAACCCTTTGGCTTACCTGCTGATTTAATACCATCATAAGCTTTTACTGCCACTGCTGCTGCTTTCTTTCCAGCCGCTGGATTTGTAGGGCGAATATTATCTTCTCGTAGATTCTTTACTTTTTCGAATCCCTTTGCTATTTCTTTAGCCATTTGTAACCTCTTCAATTGGTTGTACTAACTTCTCGTGATAACTCACACACTTAATATTTTCTTTAGGAAAAAAGAATCCTGTCTTCTCTTCAGGGACATGGAAAGTCTTTCCAGACTCAATACTTTCTAAACACCTAAGAAGCGCTTCTTGATTTACATCTAGAGCAATTCTTTCTTTATCATTATTTAAAACAATAACTTCGTACATTATTCTGCCTCATCTATTTCATATTGTTCAATTATAATTTCACACTTTTTTATAAAGTCTTTTAAATCCTTCAAATTAAACATACCCTCCTCCATCACACCAATTATAATGGTCTTCTGAATGTCTAAGATATGCTTTATATCCATGCATATATCCGCCTGTGGTAGCTGTTCGACCAAGAGAACGGCCGCATAGTTTGACATGAATATAGCTGTATTAATCGGATCGTAAACATTCACACAGCGCTCACAGGTACGGAAATTTCAGGCGATATATTAGGCTCATTACTCTGTGTTTCATCTACCATATCAGCGGCTTCACCATGGGTATCTATCAGATTAAAGCTGAGTGTACACCCTGTTACCAAGAAGCATAAAATTATAATATTTGCTATTCTCATCTAAACCCCATGCCTAAGATCATTATACAAAGTATCGCTACAGTCAGTCTCTTCCACCACGCAATAGTCGCAATGACATTTATCCTCGGCGGAAGCCGAATATCCGCATGAAACTGTCCCAAATACCAAAAGAATCGCTAACGATTGCATCATTTTTATCATCCGTATTTGTAATATATTTTTGATAATCTCTACTCTCTTCTGATTGTAGCCATAGTTCATGCACTTGCATTGGGAAGGAAGTGTCGTGGAATATTTTCTTAATAGCAAACTCAGGGTGTCTAAGATTGAATACCCTTATCGACTGTGAAATAGGTAATGTATACCAGTCATCGCCTAAGGCCCAATGCATCTTAGCATCGTATTCATCTTTAAACTGCATGCTTGCCCTCGTCTATTTCTTTTATAAGCTCTTGGCACAGCAATGATTCTTCTCGCACACATCCAAGTTTCTCTATTTTCTTTAAGATTGAAGTATATTTTAGAGAAAAATCACTCAGTCTGTGTGACACTTCTTTGAACCATGCATGCTTACTTTCATCACACAAATCGAAAATAACTCCATGTTTAAGACTAGATAAAGCTGAAGTGTTCGCCAAAAGGTCGTATAGCTCATCTGGAGAAAACATAGTAATAATCTTCTTTTCTTTCTCTGAAAGTTTAGGTACTTCTTTCACTTTAATTTCTATCTCCACTCTTGGATCATCGCTATAAAATTTATCTATCTCACCGCGTACAACTAAACAATCGTCTGCCCAAATTACGTTATTTAAACAATCACAGTAAAACTTAGCTAGATTATCAAAATCAGGTTTGTTCGTGGCGAGTGTTAAGCCCCATAATTTAGCATTTCGTTCCCCTATACTGTCGCTTTTATTTATTGGCAAGTAGAAAACAAAAGAAACAGTGAAAGCTTTACCTAAACAGACCTTACAAGCCTCTGTCGATATTCTTTTGTCATCGGAATTTATTTGATCAGCTAGTGTAAATGTGAGTTGTTCTTTGACTTTATTCTTCTCTTTTTCTTGGGGATCATACGTGACTACGAATGAGCCACGTTTAGAATATCTAGCTCGGGCTTTCGGGATCGGATTGCCCTTTAAAATGATTTTCATAAAATTCCCAATGTTCGCCCAAGACGCGAAACAATTCTTCTCTTGGTACGTTGTTTTGTACACATGCCGAAATCATTAAATTTTCTGCAAGTAAAAAAACTTCCGAAGCACTTGGTTTATAAATATGAAGAACCTTATCTAAATCTTTCCTGATAGCGTCTAATCTTGGCTTTACATCTTCGTTAAAATGTTTCTATTTATCATACATAATCTCTCTCCTTAGGGTACAATTGGGTCTTCCCATTGATGATCTATACATTCCTCTTCCTTTTCTTGTTCTAACACTCTTTCATACCAACCGGGTACTATAATACGATTAAATATTATTTTAGGTACATCCTCTCTTCTTCTATTGCTCTTTGAAATATTCTCTTCATCTTTGGCAGGTATATATGTAGGGGTTGTTCGTTCTTTACCCATAGCTGATCTCCGTGATAGTTATTCCAAGCCTCTTTATACTCGGATGGTTTATATGCATATGAGCTAGTCCCAAATGCCCACATATGGAAGCCTATGTCTTCAATCCAGGTGGTTTTACTTATGCTCATTTTGGTTCTCAAATATAAAATCTTTTATCTTTTCCAAGAATTCATAGTCGCCTTTGAACAAAATAATTGCTGTACCAGAGTGGTGATAAGCAGAGAAGGTTGAAGGCAATTTGCCCTGATCAACCTGGAAATCAAAGCCAAGCACAACCTTTTCTACTAACTTAAGAAATAGCGGTGTCTCCCCAGGCTCCAACCATATGCCGCAATCGCACTTGCCATTTTCTATTTTAGATAGGCATTTGTCACAATGTGTATGGTTCATAAGAGTTGTTCCCGTATTTTTGCAAATATTGCATCAACTTCACTAACGGTAGGAATACCCCAATCATCAAGAGATGTGCCGTCCGTAAGTTTAGTTTTTATTATCCAGTTATCACTTACTCTTTCAATATTTATATATATAATAGAAGATATTCTTACTATAGTACCATTAAATTCTATAAATTCACTCTTAGACATATTATTTCTCCATTAATTAAAATGACACAGATAGTTAGTCACAAAATCTATCCAAAAATTTTGTCTACCTGTGTCAAAAGTTTAGGCCACAGTTGGATTCGAACCAACGACCGCTCATTTAACAGACGAGTGCTCTACCGCATGAGCTATGTGACCAGAATACATCTTGGGTAAGAATAATTCTTATTACATCTTACTTTTAATCGTCCAACATTACGAATTACTTTTTTATAAAGTCTCTTAGATAATTTAAGCTTAATATCATGTACTATTAAAGATCCAAAAAACCCAATTTGGTACATTCGAACTGTAAAAATACGTTTCATAAAATCCTCCATTGCCAGATCAAGGAATCAAACCTTGAGAAAGGGATGTTCCATCACTCGGAGGCAATGGTATTCTCCCGTCGTCAGACTCTGGCTTATAATGCCTATATTTGTAGCTAACAGGTCATAGGCAACCTAAGAAGATTATCGTTAAACCAATGTTTCTTCTCATAAAATTGGGGCCGTTAAGGGCGAGGCCATACACCATACTGCGCGGAGTACATCTATTTATTTACAAACACATTAATTATTTTCCGACTTTTTTCTTCCTCTGATGATACAATGCCCGAGCGGCACTTTTTATCTTGGGATTGGTTCGTTTACTTGATTTCTTGCCTCTGTTACTCATTTGGCACCTCAGGTAATGGCATCCAGTGAGTTATTTCTTCATGAATATACATATGACTATCTATCCATGCATCATCTCTGAAATGTGCTACTCTTATATCTACGCCATCATAGATTAATACATCAACCCATACATTTGGATATTCTTGAGAGCATTTAATCCATTTCATTAGAATTATCCTTTACTTCACGATATTTCCTACCCCATTTTGTTTCATATTCTTCTAAAGGAGACTCTGGCAAAGGCATCCAAGCAACAATAGCACCAGTACAACCAGTGCAACTGCAACAACATTCCTCGCATATAACCCAATGCTCATTGTATTCAGGCTCTTCAGGCATAAAACAAAGATAGGTTCTTTGGGTGTCGTGAGCTAGGACAGCTTCGTTTGGTTTAGGCAATCTTTCCGAGCATTTAATCCATTTCATCTTTAAATCCCCATATTGGCAATGGTAAAGGATACCAATGAGTAACTAGAAGCGCAGGACTCTTTTCACTACTTCCGCCTTGTAATTGGAAATACTGTCCATCATGATAGTAAAATGCAAGAAAACCATAATCCCCACGATTGGTATTCATCACCCAACATAGGCATTCTTCTTTGTTAGGAAGTCGCTCTTTTACAGTAATCCATTTCATAAAATAACTCTAACAGGCTCATGTACAGGATTATAAACATCATCCACATGAGAGGCATTGACAAATGTGGTTAGAGTAGTGTAAAAACACTTTCCGCCGTGTTCATGGATATGTCCAAAGACATGCAGTTTAAGTTTAGGGAATCTATCGCCTATCACCATATTTCTAAGTGATATACTGCCAACATGATTTCCATATGAGGTGCAGTCCATTATTGCATGGGGAGGAGAATGAGTCACCAAGATATCTATGTCTTCAGGTATCAGTTCCCACTTCTCTGCAAGTTCTTCATCCGTGTCGAAAGTGAACGCCTTACACTTTGGATTCATTCCCTCAAATGTCTTGGTCCATGGTGAACCCCAGATCTTTAGGCCTTCGAAGTTAGCTAACGAATCACAAAGATATTGGATGTCGTATGAATCTGGCATGCCCGGGACATCACAAATCTGTACTCTTGTATCGTGATTGCCTGCAATTATAATAATCTTACGATATTTCAGTCTCTTTGACCAATGATGGAAATCTCTTAACGCTCTCATTGATCCATCCTCGACCAAATCACCTGCGAGGATTAAGAGATCTCCACCCTCCATTTCAGGATAGTAACCATGCAGGTCAGATATGCAGTCAATAATCATATTTACCAAAACATAATTTGTATAAAGAATATATTAAAATAAAAACCAGTGTACATAAAAGTATTGGTATGCATATTATAACGGTAACAACTATTATAAACAAACAAAAAAGCACAGGAGCGCACATAAAAGCAAACGGTATTAAAGCTATTATTAATAGAATCTCCCAAAAGCTCATCGCTTCCGACTACTCCAATCTCTCTTAAACCAACGAAATGCATTCTTTTCACTAACGCCCTCTTCAGGTTGGTACCAGAATTTGAATAGCTTCCGTAGTGATTTTACTCTTGAGCCTCTCATTCCTGCACCTTACCGAAGCATGAAAGTCTAGGCGAATAGCTTTTCTTTTCAGCTTCAACCATGGCGTCTTCACCCTTGAATGTATCGATGTCAAGGAATAATTCCATGTAGCTAACGCGGTAGTCGATATCTTGAATCTTATCGTTTACTTCTTTGAGCGTCATAGAGTGAGCATTCACATCGTCTAGGTTAGCCGTCATAGAGATAATCACTTTAGACAGATTATCTAGATCATTCTTGATGATCGTGAGCTCTTTCTTTCTCTGCTCATTGGACTTGTTGAGCTTCTTCATGTCTTTCGTTACGCCAGCATCTAGCATTCCAAGAGCAAGGATTGGTCCAACAATAGCTAATAGTCTTAGATATTTCATAAACACCTCAAAGTTAAATGATTAAACTCTCTCTTAAATCAGGGCCATTAAAATCTACACACACAAATTCTTTTAGCCTGGAACTGATACGCTCACCAAACAGGTCTTTTAACTCATCTTCATGCAAATTTGTAGTCATAATCGTCACAAGCTTATGTGCTACTCGAGTATCGATGATGTCGTAATAGTCTCTCTCTGCTTTGTACCCATCACGCATCAAACCAAAGTCGTCGATGAAAAGGAAAGGGATGCGAATGAATGTGTCTAACCAAGGCTTAACAGTTTTGAAATTATTTGCATACTCTGAAAGTGTTGCATCTAGTGATAGTGCTCTAAAGTATCTAATATCAGCAGGATATATCTTCTTTCGTTCGAATAGGTCACGAATGATTGCAAACATAAAGTAAGTTTTACCACGACCAGCCGCTCCAGTTAGCAAAGCACTACGCCTAGTGTTTATAATCCTGTAGGCTTTGTCTTTGTAACTTCCTCGCTCGTCGTCTTTCAAGATTAACTTAGCTATGCTGGCATTCTGATACCGTTCAGGCACATCATTTCGTATACAAAAATCTTTCCAACTCATGTATCACCATTGGGGTAGAAATCGTTTCTTTCTTGTTTTTTCAAGAGATCGTGCTTAAGTGCAGTCTTTACCCGTTTGTGTGCACTATCGCTGAAATTGGAAGGTTTTATGGGCTTTGGTGCAAGCTTTTCAAACCTTTCGGTGTCTACTTTCTGGTATTGCTTCTTCAAGGGGCATTTAGTTCCCATGTACAAACCTCTTTATTTGCGATTCTTGGGCCTGTTTTTCGTTGGACGTCTCTTTATGCATTTTGATTGCGATCGTTTAAAATTAGGCGAATAAGAGGCCTTCTGATGGCCTTCTGTTCTAAACACGTAAACCCTCCAAAGACTTTCCAATATATTCAGCCAAAAATAAGGCTGATCTGATTCCGCAAGGATTATATCTCTCAATCCCCTGATGCCAGCCAGATTGATATTACACTCCAAGTCCATGCACTCGAAGTAATAAGCCAATGCTCTAGCCTGTGAGTCAGTCTCTGCAAGTTGATGAATCCAACGAAATCCAAACTTCATTAGAACTTCTCCCACTTGAAATCGTCTTTGACTGCGTCTCCTCTGGTTACGTTCTTACTTCCTCGCCTATGAGGTGCGATATTAGCCATCTGTTCTTTTTTCTGTAAATCATTAAATTTGATCTTGTCTTCTCTCACACGCAGAGCTACCCACTTAGTGATCCTGAAGTAATCGCTCTTGTGTTTGTTCACCTGGGATGGTGTAGCGGATTTCTTCCAGTCACTGAGATACTCGTAGCATTCCTGTGTCACATCAGCGCCAAACTTCTCAACGAGCTTCTGGTGTTCAGTAACGGACACTGAGACATTCTCTGCCATATCAGGCCAATCATCAAAGCGTGGGGATTCAGGTTTTGGAATAATTCGCCTTGGCTTGTCCGGAATCTTTGGATTTGATGGAATTTCAGATCGATTTGGAGCGTGAGCGTTAGCTTGCGCATTAGGTGGTTTGACATGGTCCGTTTCGTCTCTAGAAAATGGCGCAATAGAACCTTTAGGTTCTTTGTCTATTCCATTTGTTCTATTATATATAGGAGCGATAACTGCGTTTGGGAGGTTTCCATAACTGCGTTTGGGAGCTTTAGATAACTGCGTTTGGGAGGTATCGATAGTGTTTCTTTGATTTTCTATTATGTCGTTGAATATCTGTATGTTAATCCTAAAATATCTTCGAGGAGGTAGATCAAAAACCTGCATTTCGATGACCCCTGATTCTTTTAAAATTCTTACTACAGATCTCTGTTCTTTCTCGCCAATTCCTAGCATATCTTCGATGTCTTCGACCTTTTGATAGAACCAACCATCGCCATAAACTGGATGTGATGCGAAAGCATTTTGCTCATCTGCATAGCAATGCATAGAGACTAGCTGGCTTAAGAAAAGGGCTGCAGAAGGACCGAACTGTTTAAGAATGAACTTGTTAACGCCGATGAAGTTTTTGTAGTTGATTAAATGTAGCGAGTTTGACATAATTGTAAACGTCCCATATTGGTTTAATTGTTTTTTATTGCTTAAAGTACAGTTAGCTTATTTGAGGATTCCTTGTTTAGATCGTATAGGGCCAATTGACATAAGCCTTGTTATAAATAATTCGTTTCTGGTGCCATCTATCCTTGACCAAAAGTCTGGGTAGATGGTATTTTTATTTACGTCATTGTAGTTTTTGCAAACGTCATTTAGAACTAGGGGGATGAGCATAAGAGTCTCTCTAAGGTTTTCATTGTACCTCGGTGTGGCAACGCTAGGTTTTAAATGACATTTAGGCCAGTATGGGGTTGGCTCTCCGCTGGCCTATTTTTTCCCCACAATTTGGCGTTATAAACACGCTGCCTTTTTCTTGGCAAGATTTCTTTCTTCTTTCAGAGCTAAAATTTCATCTCTGCTCACTTCCCCTTGGCAAAAATCTATCAATTGATCTACATGAGTCTTAAGCGGACGTAGCTTACCAATTGCTACGAGAGCGAAAGAATTTCGATGTAGCTCAAGAGAAGAAGACGCATAGGTATAAGTCAAATGATTGCTGTGAGAATAATCTTTAAGTTTCATATATCACCTTGTTTTTTATGCAGCATAACATTACATAAATGAAAAATATATATCAAGTAATTTTTACGGTAAACAGAAAACATTGGTACGAAATATAAATCACATAAAAAGCTTGCGTAAATAATACAGCCTTTGCTATAATGATGTCATACGAAGTAAGTCTCCCGTAAAGGTTTCGCACCTAGAGGTTGTAGCTGCTAAGTATGTATTGAGATGTAACCATAATGTAACCGTCTTTGCCAAGACAAAAAGGAGAGCCAAATGAATAATCCATGGGAAGAAGAATTAGACCCAATAGAGGATATGTTTCAAGAGAAGATGTACTTCGCTAGAGAGACACTTAAAGATATCGTTTCTCAGCTATACGGTCAAAAAGAGTTAAATATAGACGAGTTTGAGAGTGATCTTGAAGAGTTGTGCCACTCAATGAAAGTTACACTGCCTTCTAACAAGATTCAGATTGAGCGCTCTAAGTTGCCGGAGCCTGACTATCTCGTGAACTGGAAAGGATTCAATGAAAATTATCTAAAAAACATAGCCATCTAGGAGAGCCACTATGTCAAACGAAGTAATGAAAACGGAAAGCAATCTCGTTGGAGCAATCAGCGAGCTTGAGAATCAGAAGAAGATGTGTGAGATGCTATTAAAGACTCCGCACTATGCAAAGTTGGGTGCTGAGGGAATTTATGCAGTACTTGCCAAGGCCAAGTCATTAGACATCGATCCATTCGATGCCTTAAATGGCGCCTTGTATTTTGTTAAGGGCCGTGTTGGTATGTCAACTGAGGCAATGGCGGCTCGTGTTCGTTCAGCGGGTCATAGCATTACTAAAGATCCTAAGAGTACAAAGACTAACTGCATCTTGAATGGTAAGCGTGCAGATAATGGTGACACTTGGATAACAGAGTTTAGTATTGATGATGCCAAGAAAGCTGGAATTTACAGCGATGGTGGACCATGGTATAAGTATCCTGATGTGATGTGCTATAACCGTGCTATGTCTAAGATGTTTCGTCAAATGACACCTGATTTAAGCAAAGGTGCTGGTTACGATATGGATGAACTCAGAGAGATTGCTAGTAAGTCTAGCTATGAAGTTGAAGTTGTTCCTCAGCCAGTAGAATTGGTTGGAGAACAAGAAGTCTGTGATCTTGAGAATATCTTGAGTGAGTGTGACCCCGCTTATGTAGTTCGAGTATGGACGGCTCTTAAGAAAAGTCCAGAAAAGATTGAAAGTCTTTCTCACTTGACTAAAGATCTGTATGAGCGGATCAAAGTAGGCGCGATGAAAAATCGTGAAGAATTTCGTGCCTCTTCTCAGGATTGTGAAGAGATTGAAACGGAGTTTGATGAACTCGAAGAATCAGAATCCGAAACTATGGCGGTATAAGTGAAGTCTTCAGATTTTACACTTGCCATAGTGAAAGAGAAATGGGGCGAGTATTTAGAGATGTGCGGGGAAGATTCCGCACATCATCTTAACTCGATCTTGGCAGGCGAGTTATCAAAAGCCATGACAAAAATAGAGTATCTTAATAAAAGATTAGAACGAATGGAGAGAAAAAATGAGAGCACACACAATTCTTGAGTTAGAGCAAGGTTCCGCAGAATGGCATAAAGTTAGAAGTAGAAGTATTGGTGCTAGCGATGCGCCTGTAATTATGCATAAAAGCCCATGGTTGACGCCATATAAGTTATGGGAGCAGAAGTTAGGCTTGCGTAAACAAAATGAAATTAACGCAGCTATGGCGCGAGGTAATGCCATGGAACAAGAGGCTAGAGATTGTTTCACGTTCAAAACTAGGATTCCTGTTGCACCCAAGGTAATGAGACACCAAGAACATGAATGGATGATGGCTTCTTTAGATGGAATCGATCCCAGCTATCAGACGCTCGTAGAAATTAAGTGTGCGAACAAAGACGATCATGCCCTGGCGAAGCAAGGAAAAGTACCCGAAAAGTACTACTACCAACTTCAACACCAATTAGAAGTTACAGGGCTAGATCATATGTCCTATTTTTCTTATGACGGAACAGATGGAGTTATCGTCGAAGTTGGAAGAAACACCCGTGACATCAATGAAATGCTAGGCGCTGAGAAGGTCTTCTATGATTACATGGTAGATATTTTGATGCCACCAATGACTGGTAATGATTACATTATCCAGGATAGCAAAGAATGGCGGAAATGTTCCGAAGAATTGCTGGTGGTTCAAGATGAATTGAATGCCTTAGATAGACGAGAGAAAGACCTGCGCATGAAACTGATAGAGATATCAGACGGAAATAGCAGCATTGGTTCAGGAGTTAAGTTATTGAAAGTCATACGTAAAGGTAACATTCAGTACAATGAGGTACCTGAACTAAGGGGCGTAAATCTAGAAAAATATCGCGCAGATCCGGTATCTTTCTGGAAAATTAGTAAAGACAAGGCATTGTAATGGATTCAAGAATCACAAAAATTATCCAAGAATCGATAGCTGTAACGGCACATATGTTACTCGAAGGTATTGCAGATATGAGAAAGAAAGGATTTTCTGTAGAAGAAATTCTCGATGCTATTATTCTTAAATGTGATTCACTAAAACGATCAAATGAAGATTTGTGCGATGAATTTAAATCGAAACATAAAACTAATGTCAGATTTTTGGAATAATGGAGGCGGGCAACCTTGAACAGGTTGCCCCCTGTCTTGGGGGAGTGTGTGTCCCAAGAAGCTACATGAAAAAATCATCATAAAATTAACGGATAAATTTAGGCAAGGAAAATGTCTAATATTATTGAAATTAATTTAGCTAAGGCTCTCAAAACTAGAGGAGAGCATAGCTGAACAATTAAGCAAAAAAGAAAAAACCACGTAAGATTTTACCCTACATGGAATTTTGGAAAAAAAAGAGTGCTACAACTCAACTTTAGGTATAGCAATGGATGAGATTATTGACAATGAAATTTTCTGGAATAATATTGAAGAAAAGTTACCACCTCTAGGACTTTTACTTCGACTTAAAACTAATAAAGAAGATGAAGTAGAAGCAATTGGTTGCTTATATTCAGAAGAAACTATATGCTTTGACCATGAAGAAAACGTTGAGCATCTTTGTCCAGCTTTTCGTTTCTTTAATGGAAAAATATCACATCCTAAATGGTGGGCATATGTCAGCGATTCAGCAGCTAGAAATGTTTCCTTTAACTCCAGAGGAGATAAACCAGAATGAAGTCACAGATATCAAGGTACAGCTCGTAAAACTCAGAAAAAGCCACTTTGCTGCGAAAACTGAGCTGTTGCAACTTATCGTGGAGATGCGCACTGAGATTGATTCCTTGAAAAAGATTTTCCAGAAATCTTAAGATCATTGCGCCCCTATTGGTTTACTTAGTTCCTTCTCCAGTGGCGAAGGCTACAATTTCTTTTACATCTTTGTAGGTTGGCTTTACTTCATTTTGATTTATTGCGCTTTTAAATAATAGATGTGAACAATATCCAGATGAGAGAACATTGATTGTCAATGCTGTGAGATAAAGACCTGAATATGGTACATTTCCAATGAAAAAAGTCACGGCAACTTCATAGATCTGTTTTGCTAGAATAGTACTAGCGCCAGCGCATGCAGTAGAACCTAGAAGTTTCGCTGATTTCAAGGCGATTAGTGGCAGGCTTGAGGGCATGTAGCTCTTAAGGCTTTCGAAGCATTTCATGGGCACCTATAGGGTTAAAATTTCATACCACACATTAATAATAACAGTATTGTTATTGGCAGCATTGCCGGAAATTTCTGTTGCAAAAGG